GTTGCTGAAAAAGAAAAAAGGAAAAAACGACCGCTACGTACAAGACATACTGCTGGGCAAGTTTGGCAAAACCCCCGAGATGGTGGAATTGAACCAACGGGACATGCGCAAGAACTGGGCCGAGTTAGGGGTAATCCTGTCGCTTACCATGCTGTCCGTGTTTGCGCACAGCCAATTCGACATCGAGGAGAAACGGAAAATGAGTTGGTTCGGCCGATTGCTGGTCAATATGGGTTTGCGCCTCACGGACGAGCTCACGGCCCACTTGTCGGCTTTTTACCCTATGGTGCCGGACAATTACGGACGTCCCAGCTATGGGTTTATCCCTCAGGCAAACCGGATGTTGAATGACCCGTTTGCCGCCCAGTCCGTGGTGGACCGTGCAGTCAAACTGACCAGCACTCTGATACAAGGCGCGATTGACCCTTCCACCCTCACTTACCGTGGAGGCCCGTACCGAGGGGAAAACAAGCTATACGTCCAACTAGGCCGTTTGGTGCCGGTTTGGAACCAAGTAATCAAAGCCGAATACTTGGAGCAAACGTCGAGCTATTATCTAAAGCACAATTAAAAAAAAGGCCACGTAAGGTGGCCTTTTCCATTTAGAATTCGACGTGCAGCGTTTCTTGGCTTTTAATCGGGATGTGCATTGTCTCCGGTACCGTTTCCAGTTTTGTCTCAAATATCTGTTCTACAATTCGTCGTTCAGATTCCCCGGGATAAAACAAACTCCAGTACGAGTTGCGGTAGAATTTCCCATTCAATTCCATTGCTTTTGGTTCTGTTTGTAAAGCTTTTTTCTTCGCTTGTTCGCTGTAATGGGAGTATTTACCTTCAAAGAATAGCAAGTAATCATCGAAAAAACACTCTTGCAGTTTAGCCACTAACAGCAGATTGGTATCGTTTTCGTACCAATCTACTAACTCATCGTAGATTCCGTGAGTGTAGTAGTAAGGCAAAAGCATTTGATCAATGTAGTCAACTTCAAAATCAGTGGAATCGTCGCTTTGTTTTTGTAGTATTTCAGTGTTTATTTTTGCTTTGTCCAGTAGTAAGTACACTGATTTCGGATACGATAACACCTTTGTAGTTTGGTCGACAAAACAATAGGTGTTAAGCACGGCCTTCTTGTACAAATCACTTTGTAAATACAACAAAGGTCGTAAGCCGTAGTAGCTACAATTGAAAGTTCGTTGTTGTACAAACATTGGCGTTAAAACTCAAGCAACCTAAACAGGTCATTTTCGTTTGAGAAATTGTCAAAGACTTGCGCTGGTATTTCCCAATTATTGGTAATCATACGAGACGTAATTTCCCCTAACAATTTCTTGTATCGCTTAGCACCTTCTTCAATGTCATTACTAGACAACTCAACCCACCAAACCAAATATGGTTCTATGGTTTGAATAACTAGAATGTAGGTTGAAGAATTGCTTATCAAAGGTTGGTTTTGTGCAAAAGCAACTTCGTTGTACAAATCCAAATAAAAAGCCAATTGTCGGTAGTATTGACGACGTAAATAATCGGCTTTAAACTGGTTAATGCTTTTTGACGTTGTCTTTACATCTACCAAAGCGTTTGGAGTGTGCAAATCAATTTTTCCTTTGCATACAAAGCCATTCGAGTCTGGCAAAGTCGTGCATACGGTTTGCTCGCATTTGGCTGTGTTTTCTACCAAGGTTTTCCACATCGGGGTGTTTTTGGCTGTTTCGACTAGTTTGCAAGCAAGTTCATATGTTTCCAACGTAATTGCCGTTTGTGGGGCATTGTTGTACAATACGTTGATTGCGTAGTCAACGTACTCCTGTGCCTTCGCCTTTATCGTGTTTGCTTTGTACCGGGTCTCTATCATGGCGGCCACTTGCCCCCACTTTTCGGCAGACTCTTCCGTAATGCTTTCTTCTGACAACAGCTTGATTGCGTCCTCTTTGCCCATCAAGGCTTGGATTGACTGCAACGCTTTGTAGGCGACTGAATCTGGCTTTGGTGCACTTAGGTTGTCGTACACTTTGTACCTGTCGTCAAAGAGCTCAGGTTCAAGCAACAGACAATGGACAAGCGACCCAAATGACATTGCCGGGCTGCCTGTGTCTTCTTTTACAGGGGCTAGCAAACAATCTATCCCTGCGTTAACGAGCCCGAGGAAACTGTTGCTTATGTACGGCAGCCTGAAGTAGTCTGCATCTGGGATTCCGCCGAGGAAAGGTTCAAATTGCGGGTTTTGCGTAAACACCGCTCCGTTTGGTAATGTGTAATCAGTCATAGTAAGCGCGCAATTGGGCCCAATGGGTTTTGTAGTTTCGAGCCAACCGGTCGGTTGCCGAGCGGTCTGCAAATGCAAAATGTTCCAAAGGCGAGTAATGCCTATTTTTCACTAGGCGTGAAGACAGCTCAAAATCAGCTTCCAGCGTGGATGAAGTCCCGTCTACGTTGTCGTAGCTTACCCTCGCGCACCTAGCCGCCGATATGAAACCGATAAAGTGGCCCAGCTGTACCTCCGGGTTTATCCGCCTGTAGGCTTCCTTGATGCGCTCGATGTCTTTTCCAAAGTCGATGAACGGCGCATGCATGGAATAGTCGACGGCAGTGAGGTCCACCGGCACGCTGCGCAAGTACGCGGAAAGCATCTCCATCGCGCAGTCCGTGAAGTGGGGCTCTGCTTCCCCGTATTCGTAGGACGATATGGCAACGTCCTTTGGCCGGGACGCGAAAATATCCCGTATGGGCACGGCTGGCCCTCCCCCTTGCAAATTGACCGTTGGGGCACCGCGCAGTTCGAAAAACGATTTGTACGCGGCTTCGTTCCCAGTAACCAAGACCGTTTGCCATAAGAACGGCTCCAACAGCCGGTTTGGTATCGATTTGTGCAGGTTGTAAGGTTCAGACGCAAACACGGCTGCCTTGGACACCGCTTCCTTGCCGAGGGCTACCCAATAGTTTGCGCATTCCGACTGGTGCTCGTAAACAGGCTTCAGTATCCCTTGCATCCCTTTATTGGCTTTTGGCCAATGCCAAGGGATGAAGGCGTCGTGTTCCGTTTTCCAGTAGTTTGGGTCTACGGAGTGCGTCGTGGAGTTAAGCCCTTTCTTCAAGTCGGAAGACCGCTTCACAAAGGGTATCGCACGGGACGACGCGCTGTTGCGCGAGAACGCGCGGTGTGTGTTGAACTCAGACAGCAGCATCCTAGGGATCTTGACTACCATCGTGGTGAGCCTGGACCCTTTGAACGCAGAGTCCGCAAGTACGGTGGCTATCATAAGTTTACAAAGTGTAGATTGAAAGCAAGCAGTTTGTCAAAAGTCGAATTCAAAGGAAGCTCAAATTCCTCGACTCCCCCTGATTTTTTGATGTACAAGTAGTTGTCGTCTTCAATATAACCCCTTGATTTCAGGGTGTCGTTGAAAGCCTTTACCCAAATGCCCAAGTTGTCCGTGTCCCACAAGGGTTTGCGGCGTTTTTTGTGCACTTCCATTTCGATGGACAGCCGGCAGGTCTTTCCCACGTTTTCCCGTAAAAAGCCTTTGTAAGGCCCTAGTTGCGCGTCTATGTGCGTCCCTAGGTACGTTTCCAACTGCTTTTTGAGCGAGGCCCTGGAAAACTTGCTGATCTGGCCATTCCAAATCAAATTCCAATTCACGTATAGTTTCCTTGGTTTTGATTTCCCCAAAACCATGTAACTCTGGTAATCAAAAATCTCCACCCTCAATGAAGAGGGTGGAGATACAATCGACGCAGATTTCACAATAGATGGGAGAACTCCCGGTGGTTTATGTACACGCTTGCCGGTGGGCTGTCAACCCCGATTTCCGCAACGGGCAAGTAACGCGCTGTCCGCAGTTTTTCGGCGCAGTACTCCGGGACCGCCACCACGTCCGTCGGGGATACCAACACTTCCAACATTGCGTGGTTGGGGTTGCTGAGGCAGTTGGAGTAATCCATCGCGTAGCGGAAAGACCCAACGTGCAGCCCACTGCTGCAAGCTTCGGACGGGTCTTCGTCGCACTCGTTGCGTGGCATCGACACTACCCTGTTCAGCTGTATGGTAGTCCGTCCTGAGTAAATGTCCGTGTACCCTACGCTGTAGTTGTACGTCTTGCCTGCAATCCTCGAATGGATGTCCCATACGGTGCCGAGCAGGTAGTGCTCGGGGGATACCAACGATTCGTGCATAGTGCAAATCAGTTCTTCGTACCGTGCCTCGTAAGCCAACACGCATTTCTTTGCGTCGGCTTCGTCCAGAACGTTCACGATGTTGGCAAGTTGCTCGTTAAACTTCTCTTTGTCCCGCACCACCACGCGTGCCACGGCCTTGTAACCAATGAAGTTGCCGTCCAGCGTAATTTGGTTTTGGCAGTAGTGGGTAAAGTCGAAGAGCCGGTCCCTCAGCTCAACCGTTGGGTTTCGTACAAGTTTGGTCCAGAACTTGAGAACGCTCTCGAAATCCTTGATCCGCTTGTCCTTGTAAAGCGTCCGGGTGATTTTGCCAAGGGTGTCCGGCAACGTGGTTTGCGTCCCGTCTATTTCCACCATCACTTTGCCCGTGCTAGTGTCCACACTTACGTTTTCGTGCAGTTGTTCCAACAGCAGGCTTGGAGAGAAGAAATAGAGCAGTTGCTTTTCGGCAAACTCGCAGTCCGCTTCTGACGAGGCTGGATTTGCAAGCGTCTTGTGGTAATTCACAAAGAGTTCGGAAAACGTTAAGTCCTCCCCACTGGTCAAATTACGGCTGTAAGTCTGTCCGTTCGCTATCAACGTCAATTGATCGTTGTGTAGCCGGTAACGGAGGGGTTGTTTGTTCCACATAAGTAAGTAGTTGGTTGGTAAAGTGTAAAAGGGTTTTGCTGTGTCGCAATATAAGTGCTACGGATTGGTTTTGGTCTGCAAGCAATTGTACTGCTCTGTTGTATAATTGGGTTAGGTCTGAGTACAAGTTTTCCTTGATTACGGATACGGCGGGCATTGAAGCTGTGCATTGTATTTCCTCCTGTAGTTTGACAAAAGGAAACAACGCTAGTTGCATGTCGTTTCGAGAGTCCGCTTCCAAGGAAGAGAGATTTTTTACAATGGCACTTAGCCTGTCGTACAAATTTCTCCCTTGCTTGGTCAAAAGGTACGGGTAATCCCTCCAATTTACACCGTCTGTGTAGTTACGCACACGCAAATCGTTCGGCTCTGGCAAAAAGCCAATGCGATGGATAAAACTGTTTACCTTTAGCAGCTGATACCAAGCAGCTAAGTAGATCAGCGGCTTCCATAGACTAAGCAATTTCCCTTCGAGCGATTCTGCATGGTCCGAATTGTCGACTTCGACAAATTTCACATTCGGGCATTGTTTGAACAGCCCTATGATACGCTTGTAATCACGTTGGCGATACAACACCACCATTGATATTACAGACACTTTTGGTTTGCCCCAGCTAAACTCTGGTAAAAACCTTTGGCAGGTCCTCAATGACGCTTTGAACAAAGTATCTTGTTTCGCCAAAACGACATAGAACATAGTGTTTGGAGCGTTAAACACACTACTAAAGGTTTCGTAATTAGTAATTTCACTTACCAAACAGTTTGTTCTGTACACTCTGGCATTGAAATCACGTATCACACTCCTTTGTTTAACTTTGACTTCATCGAGGGGAAGACTACCACTCTGTATCCCCAACTGTTTGGCAACTGACTTTACAGTGCCTGTATATACAGTCAAGGTAGTTCCAAAGTGATTTTCCAGTACCCGCAACAACAGGAAAGCGAACCGGATTTTTTCCGGATTGGAATGGCAAGCTGCTAACACTTTCCGGGTGATTGGAATCCCTTTTTGGACGTACGGCAACACGGTTAGCCATATCCAGACCAAAGAATTGGATTGCACTGTCCGGTGGCTAACGTCCAACAACGGTATTGACTGTTGTTTGGCGTTTCTAAGTAACTTGTAGGTTGAACGCTTGTTGTTAGGTCCTATGTAATAAACGTTTCCAACTTTGACTAGCTCAATTGGATTGACGCTTATCCCATTCAGCGTAGTGTACATTTGTTTGTACAAATTCCAATTTGGACCAAACAGAGTACTTTCAAATTCGACTTGGTAGAACCTAAACATCAATTCTGGAAGCTGGATCAAATTTCGATCCAGTAACAAGAATCTCAACAATGTAGCGTAGTCAACGGTACTTATTATACGCTTGATGTCTTTGAGCACCGTTTCGCGAATTTCTGTGAATCGTTGCTCAATAAACCGGATAGTCTTTCCATTTGGATCAAGGTAGATGTTTTCCCGACTTGCCGTTACTTGCAACTCTCCGATCTTAAACCGTGGGACTATGTGGTGGGTTTGCGCATTGTACTGAGTTACAATGGATTGAAAGTAATCGCTGTGGGGAAACGAATAGGCAATATCACCTACCGCGCACAGGTTCGAAAACGCATGTACGTTTTGCTTTACGTGTATTATGTGGTACAGCGGAGTTGTTTTTACCACTTGGATTTGCCCAAACAGCTCATTGGACGACTCCTCACTGTTGAGACCAAGTAATGAAAACCGCACTTTGTTTTGTACAAACAACAGCTGCTTACCTATAGCCCTTTTGAAAGCTTGCACGTCGTTGTCGGACAGTATCGACGCAAACACTTTGGTACCGGACTTTTCGGTGGTCTCCGTGCTGTACACCAGTTCAATGGTGCTGTCGTCGTTTTCGTCAAGCAAACAATTGTACAAATACTCCACCCCATTGTGCACTGTACGCACGAAAAAGGTGTTCGTATAGGCAAACATGCTTTTGGCGCCAATGCCAAACCCGCCTATGTAGTCGTTGCTTTCTCGCTTCGTACTGGCCCCGTAGTTGCAAAAGATGTTTGCAATACGGTCTGGGCTTATCCCGATGCCGTAGTCTTGGAACGAAATCGTGTAGTTGGCCTCTACCAAGATGTCGCGGGTTGATGCTGTTATCGACACTTCGACCGGCACGTCTTCAATGCCAGCCTCCGCGTGCGCGTCCAGGCAGTTGCTGGTGTACTCGCGCACTATGGTGCCGATTGGGTCTGAGTAGATGGACGACCGTAGCAATTTGGTTACTACGCCCATGTCCTCTTTGCGGATGCCAATGTCGTGTTTTACGACCGGCTCGTCGTCCCTCAGGACGACGTGGGTAACGTTCTTGATTACCATTGTAGTTGTCGTTTTGCCACTGACTTTGCGTAGTCGAGGGACGTGTTTTTTGTAAGGTCTGTGAAATCTTTGCTGTACTTATAATCGTTTGGGACAAACACTAGCCGGGCGTTTGGCAACATGGCTTTTAGCTTGGCTGCGTTTGCCTTGCCCACGGGGTCGTTGTCGTAATTGACCACGACTGTTTTGTAACGGTCGCAGATCGAGCCTAGCAATTCTTGGTCTACCAAAGTAGATTCAGACTGCAAAGCGATCGAGTCTACCCCAAGGTTTTGGTACCACCACATCACGTCCTTCAGCGATTTCGTTATCACCAGTACAGACGTGTAATAGGTCAGCTGCTCAAACCCTTGTATGATTTTGTGGTGTGCGTTTGACCACCATTTGTGCTCCTTCTTCTTGGCAAGGGGCATGTACACTTTTTTGTACTGGCCCTGCTTGAAGTTGTACACATACAACAGCACATTTTCGTCATAGTAAAAGCGTGCCTGGAACTCTTTTGCGGCTGGGTGCTTTACCCAAACCATCTTGGCAGGCTCTACATTAAAATACGCCAAAGTGCTTACCGAAATCCCAAACAACCCCCAATACCAAATATCGCGCTGGCTCCATGGGGCCGGTTGATACTTGACTTCGTAGATCGTCGGTTTTGGTAAAGTACCTTGGCGTAAATTGATGGGGTTTTGGGCTTCCCAAGGCTTGTGTCTGCTGGCTATGTCCAACAGCGTTTCCCAGAACGGTTTTTTGGTAACGTACTGCGCTACGTCAAAGCAATCTAACCGGGACTTGTTGTCGTAGTTTGCGCCAAAGTCTTGGAAATAAAGGCGATTGTTCGCCCCACGAACAAACCAGCACGTAGGATGCCGGTCTACCCGCAGAGGCGAACAATACACCACTTTACCCTCAACACTTGGGTATATACCCAAATAACTATGGAAAATGTCGCGTTCGTCAACCCGCGCTAGTAAGTAATCTACTGTTGGGAATTCGACTGTATGTGCAAGTACGGTTGCATATTCGTCTACACTCCCAGTCCAGATCATCCTAGCTGGTCAAACATGCCCAACGGTTTAACGACAGCCTGCGGTGCAACTTGGTTGTTTCGTGGGTCGTACTCCAAAGTGCCGAAGTTTTTCTCGTTGGAGAACTGCGTTTCGTCCAGGTTTCCAAACACCCGGCCGTTTACCGCCTTGTTGTAAACGACGACCCCCAGCTTTTGGCTTTTCATGGCATCGAGGAAACGGTCCCCCAGTTCTTCTGCGCTGGAAGCCTTGCTGAGAAGTTCCTTGGCTTCCGCCAAGCTGCACCCACGGGCTGCCACGACTTGCCGCAGCATTAACCCGAGCTGGACAGGCGCGCTTCGTTCCGAGAAAATGTACCGGTGGCGCAATTGGGCGTAATCTTCCGAATGGTAGATGACGTCAATGTATGTGTTCCCTGTACTGGTGGTACCTGTTGAGTAACTGTCGACAGTTACTAGGTGTTTGCCTGCGGCTAGGTAGGGCCGCGAAATTTCTACGCTTTCTACGTCAAACATGGTCAGTTGTTTTGGTCAATGGTTAATGGTTTGTTTAGCCCATACCCGTACACAGAGTCTTGCAGCTGCGTTTGGGTTTTGCTAAGTTCAAGGATTACAGAGGTGTTTTCGAATTGAGGAAAATGGGTGGTGAAAACCTTGAGCGCAAACGAAAGGTTCAAGGAGGCAGTTTCACCCCTTTCTTGGATGCGCACGTTCCGTTCAGGGGAAAACGTAACCCACATTAAGGGTGAATTTACTGTTAGCGCGCTTGGGAAAGCCAACCGGCAACGCACTCCGTTCACAATTTCCCCGTTGCGCAACTCTTCCGGCTTGCCTTCCTGCTCTTGCAGGAACCGGTAGGCAGCTGGGTTGAACGTAAGCCGGCCACGCTTGAAATTCACGCGTACCAAAGGGGTTTCAGCCGTAACGAAACTGGTGTTGCGTTTCCGGGGTTGTTTGGGTTTTTCTGGGATGATGATCATTTTGTTTGGAAAGGGTTAATAAAATACCAAACTAGTTTGTGTCTTCCAATTCAAAATCGGAGTTTGTTTGGTATGTGTACTCTGGAGTGTTGTTGTTGAACGTGATTTCAAGTTTATCGTCCAAATGGTGGAGTTGTTGAGTGGTTTTCAAGCCAAGTAAAATGTCGGATGCCATTCGATCAGCCAATAAACCAAAACATCGCCAATACAGCATTTGTTTTGGCCACTTTTTCCACACATCACGTTCAGATAAACCTGCTGTTTGAGCGTCACGAAGTGTAAAAGTAGCGGTTTGCTTTCGTTCGTGGATTTGATTGTTGATAATTGTAGGACGAACCATTTCCAAAGTGGTTACAAAATCGTGAATTTTTGACGCTCCGTCTTTATCGGTTTTATATTCCGCTTGACAGTCTTTAATCACGTTTATGTAAATGTTGTGCTTCAACAACAAAGCATTTGCCACTGGTTCTCGCAGTGTAAGGTTCCCATTTATAGGGATAAACGCTTCTATTGATGTCGCAGGGCCCGCAAATCCAAGCTCATCGCCTTTCATAAGTGCCATGTACACTTGTTCAGGTTCTTTGTAATGTGCTGGAATTGCTTTTTTCATTTGGAGTTTTTCCACCAGTTGTGCAAAATACTCCAGATTAGTTAGGTGGTGTGTCGGTGGTTTTGGTAAACTCATTGGGTAAGCCTGTATTTAATTGGGTTCCTAGTTCTTTGATTGTGTTGGTTGCCCAGCATACTTCGTTGTAGATTTCCCCCATTGCCCCGTTACGGTTCTTTACAATGTAGTCAATCAGCAACCTATGCTCAAAAACTTTGTTTCCGTTTTGCACCAGCTTTTTTAACGCGATTTCTGTGTCGTTTTTTGACACGGTTGGGCGTTTGCAAAACTCGTACGGATCCAACAGTATGGAAGCTACGTGTGCGTTTTGCTGCACTGCGTCAGATCCGAAGAAATCGCTCCCATATGCCATTGGCCATGGGTAGGACGATTCCCTCCTCCGTTCGACCGACTCTATGTTCCGGTTCAGCTGGGACAGCAGTATCCAAGAGGACTTGTGCACTTTTGTGGAGGTGTTCATCATGACGCACAAGTTGCTAATCCGTTCCTCCTCCGTTTTTTCGTCTGTCCCGGGTATCAATCGGCTATGGTCCACCAAGTTTACAACCCGGAGATCAGGGTTGCCCCGTACTAGCTGGTCGTTCACTTGGTACATTTTGTTCCCTGAAATGGGGGTGTCGACTATGTAGAAAGGGTAGTTGGCAAACCTGTCCGCCATCCGCTTTACTTGGTCGTATTCAGCGTCTGTCAGCTTATCCTTGGTGGATTGGAGCTTGTACAGGCTATGCTTGGTGTACTTCGAAAACAGCCGCAACACGTTTTGCTCCGCCGCCATTTCCGCAGACCAAAACAAGACCACGACTTTGTTTTTCCACTCCAAGTTGCTGGTGAGGGAGCAAAAATCGTCGAGCAACTGCAAGGCCCGGTTTGATTTGCCCGTTCCCGGCCTGCCCCCGATGACGTAAAATGTACCGAATGAAAAGCACCCGCCCATGAACAAGTTCCACGCTGGCCAAGAGCTTTTTAGCCCATGCACAAGCCCTTTGCGCCTTTGGTCAATGGTCTTCAGCGCTTCCAAGCTAAGCTTGGATATGTGGTTTTGGGACAGTATGCGCTGCGTAAACGAAGCTGTGTTATCCAAAGATGTCTCCATGCTGTGGTTGTGCTGGGTTGTTTGCTTGTACGTAAGCTTCTTGCAGGTAATCTTTCCACGTTTGGGACCTTAGCCACACGGGCGTCGACTTGAAAAACTTGAGGTCTTGCGCAGGCGTTTGGCGCAATTGTTCCTTAAGCCCGGCCATGATCTCATTCGCAACGAACCGCCTCCCTTTCACCGCTTTTTTGTAGAGTTCGTAGCTTTTCCGTTTGTCGGTCCTCAACACCCTTCCGTTAGGGCTGTGGACCGGAAACGCCTGCCAAAACTCCTCAAACAGCAGTTCGCTGTCGGACAAGAACATGTCCAAGTACAGTTGGGTAACGGCTCCGTCTTTCAAGTACCCATTGTCAACCAGCCATTTGGTCTGGGTTTCCACTTCTTCCTCGGCCATGCTGACGCCTTTGCTGGTCCTCAGCAACGCGAGGTTGTCCGTCCTATAGTGTTCCGCAATAATGTAGGCCATCACTGGGAATTGGATGTTCCGCAGGTATTGCAGGTTTATTGTCGTTGTCATTGGGTATGATTGGGTGGTTGAGTTCTTGTATGTACAGCATCATCAAGTTTGCGGCTGCGTTCACCAAATGGGACGTGTTTGTCTCAAGGTCGGCCATTCCTGCAGCCAAAACCGCTTGGTGCCACGTGTTTAGATGCGGCAGAGTACAGATTCCGCCATTGGTGTCGTTTCCGGTAATTGATGTCGTCCAAGGATTTGTCGTATTTGGCCGCTCCCTGGGTCAGGCAACGCCTCCACAAACTCCGGGGCGATCAAATCCATCCGAGGCTTTCCCTCGGTTTGCTTGTGTGCTGCATCCATTGCTGGGATGGTTAAGATGTAAATAGGGCAAAACTGCGCCAACCCAGAGGAAGGAAGGCGCAGGAAGTTCAATCAGAGCCTAGGTGCCAGTGCTTCCAAAGCCCTTTTCGTTGCGTTCGGTTTGGTCCAACGAACTTACGACGTTGAATTGCACAAAGGACATAGGCAAAATCAACAGTTGGCCAACCCTGTCCCCGACTTCGTACACGGACGGGGTTTCCCCCAAATGCTGGAGCACGCGAAACCGGAGCTTGATTTCGCCCCTATAGTCGGAGTCGATGATCCCAACCCCGTTGCACAGCATTAGGTCGTAATTGCTTATGGACGACCTTGCGCACAACATCCCAAAGTGGGTTTTGGGTATTTGTGCAAACACATTTGTGCCGTATTCCACGTAGCGCAAAACCCGGTTGTTGCTTAGCGGGTTTGCAAACTCAAACCTCCGACTAGTGGCCACCAAGTCAAACCCCGCCGCGTTTGCCGAGCTTGCCGTTGGGATTTTAGCGTTGTCTTTCAGGACTAGATTGATTACCATGTGTAGTGTGTTTTTTTGAAAGGGTAGACAAAGCCGTGTTTGTCCTTTGCGTAAATAAACACGTCATTTTCGCGAAGATACGTGTATTTCGCTCGGTCTATTTGTTCTTTGTTTGGTTGTTTTTCGTTCAAAGACGGGATGATGATGTCGTGTTTCATGTTGAAAGGAAGTTGACAGGTAAGGTACTTGATTACAAGTACCTTACCTTACGTTAATTTGTTTTGTAAGCAGCTAACAACTTGAATAAGTCGTCTTTGGTTATGTCCGTGGTTTCCAAAGAGCCTATGCGTTTGCGCAGCCACTTCTCCTCTTGCGTCCCAGCATAGAAAGGCTGGATAAGAATGGCCACTTTGTTGGGGTCTGTCGACAGCCTCACCTCGCGGCCGAGCCTTTGTATGAAGTCGTGTTCCGAACTAGACGCTGAACAGATGACCCCAAAGTTGCAGTCGGGTACGTTTATCCCCCTATTGAGGGCGTTTATGCTTACCAAGATGCCGTCGCTGGATTCTTTGAACTGTTCCAACGACCGCCTCCTGACTTCTTCAGGCATTTTTGAATGGTACAAAAACGTCTTCCGAACTTTCGAAAGCCTGGAAGCAAGCTTGGAAGCCATTGCGATAGATCCGCAAAACACCAATACTTTTTCCGGTATCCGAAGGCATATCAGCAAGGTGTCCGATATTCGGTGGTTGCCGTGGCTCAAAAACGATTTCCGGTTGTTGTACAACGTGAACAATGCGGCCACCTTGTTGTACACAGACACCGCTTGCTCGGTACGCGCAATGCAGTTCCTTTCGTAAGCCGTCTTGAATTTGTCAATCTCGGTGAAAACGGTCGACGCCTTCGCATTGAGCAAGATGCATAGGTCAGAAACCAACAAGTTGATTTTCTTGTCGAGTTCGTAGTACGCCAGATTTTGCTCTGGGTTTAGTTGCAGCCGGACGTTGTAGATTTTGAAAGGCGTGATGAGATTGTACTTCAAAGCCTCTTCATAGTCTATTTTTCCGACTAAAGGTATGCCCAACGACTGCAGGTTGGCCACATCCTTTTTGTCGTAGCATGCCGACAAACACAGTATCCGGTTAAACGTGTTGTTTTTGAAAAACTCCGAATACTTGTCTCCCAAGCAAGTGTCCGCCTCGTCCACCACCAAAGTGTCCCAATGCCGCCCGGTTTGTTTGTACACCCCTTGGATGCATTGGAACTCGACTTTGTCCACCACGTCTTCGTAACCCCATTTGACAAACTCCTTGTGCCATTCGTCGTCTCGCAACGGAATGGTAGGAGTTACCACCAACGAAGTTTCGTTTGGGTCCCTGCGGATGAATTCCCCGGCGGCTATCACCCCGATCCGGGTTTTCCCAATGCCGGTAACCGCTTCTATGTAGCCTTTGAAGCCGTGGTCTGCCCACGACTTAAGCAACTGCCTTTGTACTTTCGTCTTGTTTTGGTTCATTTCAGTCTTTAATCCAGTGTTGTCCAATTACGTATGACGCGTCCATCACCACTTTGTCGCAGATGTCCTTTCCCGCTTCAACCATCAGGGACCGGGTTTTTTCCGCGATGTGCGTAACGTGCTCGTCTTTCACCTCCAGCAGCAGCTCGTCGTGGATCTGGTTGATCAAGTAAGCTTCAGGCTGTTCGAACTGCGCATTAAACTCCAACAAAAACTCCCTTACCTTGACGGTGGCGAGCTTTGTCAAGTTTGCGTTTGAGCCTTGGCAGCTATGGTTTTGCCCATTGCGGCCAATCTTCCCAAGCTCGCCATTGCTAACTTCCTCGTTTGGGGAAAGCCAGCACAGGCGGTTGAACTTGTCGTCGGTAAACGTGCACCGGTTGAGCTTTGCAAACTCGTTACGGTGCTTTAGGTAGGCGACCAATTGGGGCATCGCCTTTCGGAACTTGGTCAAGTATTCTTGCGCCTCGTTTGTGGTGCAGCCCACTTGCTTGGCCAAATTGGCAGCCCCAATCCCAAAATTGTACCCCAAAACGATGGCTTTCGCGATCTTCCTGAGGTCTTTCCGTATTTCTTTTGTTACAGTCGTGTTGAACATCAACGTGGCCGCCGTGCAGTACGGGTCTTCGCCATTCGCAAACCCTTGGAGCATGTGGCGGTCTCCGCTTTTGTCCGCCGCGATGCGCTGCTCCGCCTGCGAATAGTCGACGGATATGATTTTCCACCCTTCCTTGGCCCGGAAGCAGTTGCGGTATTCCGCGTCGCTTGGGATGTTTTGTTGGTTGGGCTTGCTTGAACTTACCCTTCCTGTCTTTGCGCGCAGCTGGTTGAACGTGCAGTGGATGCGTTGCGTAACGGGGTGCACGTACTTCAGAAAGTCCACGCCGTACGTATTGCACGCCTTGCACAATTCCCTGTACGTAAGCAGCAGCGGTATGAGTTCCGAGTTGCCGCTAAACTGGGTTAGGTGGGCGGAGCTCACGCTGTTTCGCAGTTCGTTCTTTTTCACGTCGTAGAATTCGTTGATCGGTATCGACGGCTCTACGATACCAAACAACTCAATTACCTGTTTGGTAGACATCCAATTTATGGTAACTTCGTCATTTTCAATCCATTTGGTTAGCTCTGGGTGCGCTTCCAGTTTACGTTTGAAGTACTCGTTGAGCTTTTCCAAGGCTTGGTCGCGCTTCACTACGTTGGCCTCGTACAGTTTTAGCCACATGGACTGGTCCAACGGCAGCCCTGTTAGTTCCATGTCTCCGTAAGCCTTGAGCGCGTTGTTTTCCAGCCATACTATGTTTTCTTGCCGGAACCGTTTTATGTCAGGGAGTTGCTTCTGGTAAATGTGCTCCACGTATTTTACGTCGTCGATGGCGTACTGCAATTGGCTTGCAGTGTGCAAACCGACGTCGCTGAACTGGGTCTGTTCCGTCTTGTCCATTTCAACTTTCAGCCTACGCATGGCCATGGACTTGAGCGTAAAGAATTCAGGCCGGAACGATACTTTGGAGTTGTTGTACAACAGCTGTTCGATTAGCATGATGTCGACCAAGTGCTCCAGTTTTACACCCAACTGCTTTGAAAACCATTTGTATTCAAACGTCAAGTAAGTCCCAAAATAGGTTACGTTGGGGTATTTTTTGAACACGTTTGCCACTAGGTCTTTGTCAACCGTGTTTAAGTCCACCAATACGTAAGTGTCTTGGCCGTGCGGCTTGAGCTGCACCAACACGATCTTTCCCCGGTATGGGTCAAGCGATGCGTTGGTCTCAATGTCAAGCGTGCAGGGTATCCGTTCGTTGCTACAGCGGTATAATACTTCGTCAAGTTTTTCAATCCCAGTTAATTCAAGCTCGGAGTCAAGTATGATACCTTTGTAGCTGAGTTCGTTCGTAACAAAGAAGACTTGTTGCATGGGTCAGTCATTAAGTAAGCCAAGGCAAAGAAAGGAAAAGGAGCAATCAATCTAAGCCATGAGCCAGCCAACCACACTTCCACAAGCCAAAACCCCTATCAACGGTGGTTTTTACTTCCAGCGCAATGGCAAGCCGTATTTGCAGTTGCCAAACCAAGCCGTCGTGCCATTGGGCGGGTCCACCGAAACAGAAACTTTGGCAAACCAACAGCGTGCTTCCGCTACGTTCAAACCCGTGCTGCTTACCGGGATACCTTTGGTTTGCCACTCTACAGGGGGCTATGGAAACGCGGCGTACCCCCAACCAAACCGAGTTATGTATTTTCCGTACTACGTGTCTACCGGCAACCCAAACCACACGACTATAGTCAACATTGGCGTCTTGCGCACCAACGTAGTTCCCGTTCAAATCCGCATTGGGTGGTTTGACGCCGACCCAGTAAATCTTCGCCCAATGAACGCGCTGCATGTAGGGAACGTGGTTGCCGCAAATACGCCTGGGCTTGTAGTTACCACCGCAAACGTGCCGTTTGAACAAGGGAAGCTGTACTATCTGGCCCTTAACTGCAATGCACTGTCAGTTGGGCTTGCGATTAAGAGATTTGACAGCGGCCACCACCACACAGTGCTGGAGCCAACTGGGTTTTGCACAGTTTACGCCAACCAAATTTCTTCCCCGGTAACTTCGCCGTTTGCCAGCTTGCCAAGCACACTCGCGTATGGGCCGTACACAAACTTAGTATCCGCTTTTTTGACTTTTGCCTAATGTACCACACAGTAATCAACGACGCTGGGTCGTACGAAGTGTACGATGATTCAGGCATTTTGATCGCCTCGTTTAATGACGAAAGCGATTACGAAGCTTTTGTAACCGCGAACGAAGCCGACTTCAAACCTTCGGTCTTGGTATCGGACACGTCAAAGGTTAGCTTTGCATCCAACTACTACGCGTGGGAAGACTACCACGTCGGGAAGCCCGTGGTTTGGGATGAAGCCGCCGGGGAGATTAAGCCTGCGTACTATGACATACTGGCCAACCCGGTGCAACACCAAATCTCGTTTGATTTTGGTGTACTTGACTTAGACTATGGAGGGGACAGCTGGTGGATCTCGGAAGTGCAAGACCCGTTGCAGGCCACCCCATCCAGCGTCGAGGTGTTTGTCCCGGAAGTAGGGACCGTGTCGCTCACTGCCGTGGATTATCCACCCACTGGAAACACCGAGGACGTGGTTTTGGAGGTAATGGCCCATTTGGACGCAGTTGCCGGGGATTACTTAACCTTGATCAAAGACGGGCTGCTGCTCACGATCATCCACTCGGTGCCACAAGGCGGACCGGGCTTGGCCGGGTACGTGAAGCATGCGCTTCCGGTACCCGACGGTACCATCGTGGAAGCCCAGTTTGCAGTGGACGTTTACGGAATTACGGAAGCCATTAAGCAGCCTCCCATACTGGGGGTCTTGCACGGGTTTGACAACACTACTGGCACTATCTGGCTTGACCACCCTTGGGCGGTGCAGGCGCAGTTTATGTACCCTTACCCGATTTCTGGCAACTACCGGCATGGCGTGCTGTACATGGACGGGAGGGAACTGTGTTTTACCTCGTCGGATGGAAGCGTGGTTGACGCCGTCCACGCCGTCGGCTATTTGAACTACGGCCAACCTTGTCTAGTGCGCTTGATCCAAAACGTATGATCACTGAAGGCGTAGTACTCTGGCTGTTAAGCCAAACTGTAGCACTTTTAGGCGCGATTGCCTATGCAATCGCTCGCTTTGTACGGTTAGAGGCCCGGCAAGAGCACAGCGAAAAACGTAACCACGACCGATACGCCGCCCAAGAGGAAGGGCTGTCGAAACTGGAGACGTTAATGATGCAACACATAGCCGACTCAAAAAACCGCGGCGCCGAACTGGACTCCGACATGAGGCAGATACGGGACTTGTTAATTGAACTCCGCACTAAAATCGAAGTCAGCAATGCAAAGTAAGACAGTGATCGTTTTGGCCGGGCACGACCAAGCCGGCGACCCGGGGGCAATCGCCTACGACGGCACCAAAGAGGCAGACCTCACCAAGGACCTCCGCGATACAGTCGTCCTGCACTTGCAACAGATGAAGCAATCCATGCAACGCTTCAACACGCTCGAATTGACCATCGTAACGGACCGGGACAGCGACAAGCTCGCGCAAACCATAGCGCAAGTGAACGCGCTCCCTAAGGCCAAGGACGCCGTTGGAGTCGACATCCACTTCAACTTCAACCATCCTACCGCATCCGGGGTCGAGGTGTTCGTGAACCCGTACACCAACGAAACGAACAAGACGCGCGCTACTTGGATGGCGGTGCAAATCGCCAGCATACTGGGCATCCCGATCCGGCGTTCTGTCCCCACGCGAGACTACAAGTACCCCAACGAGTCCCAGCACCGGTCCTTGGGTATACTAGACCGCACGTTGCCCAGCATGATCCTGCTGGAGGTGTGTTTCCTGAACGCGCACAACCTCAAGGCCTACCGCGCCAAAAAAGACCAAGTCGCTTACTTAATCGCGGAATCGCTACTCAAATGAACATGCTCGATTTCCTCAACCTAAGCTTCATTTTTGCCCACATCAGCTGCACCGAGCTTGTGCTGGCCCTTACCGTGGTGCGCGAAAATCACGTGCAGTCCCGCGTCGTGGCCATATGTACAGGCGCAATCCTAGGCGTGTTGTGGTATACCGCATTTGGCGTTGGGCTGGAACCGCTGTTGACCAATGTTTTGGTTTCCACTGGGTTTTACTCGTTGGTAGTCAAATACGTCAAGTCAAAGTTGAAACAATAAGCCCAAGTCAGGCTCATTGTGCGTATTTGTCTGCGTTTTGTACGACCGCCGCAAAATCGTAAGGGTTGTCCTGCACCACTTGGGAGCACCACTTGTAATACCCGGGGTATGGGTTCCAATTTTTCGACTGCATCCACCTGAACAATTCGGACACAGTTGAAACGGAGTCAACCCCAATCGCCTTCAGGTTTTCGATGCAGTGTTCGATTGAGCGGTAGTGGAATGGGACCCCGTTGGCGTCAGACAAGCCAAACCAGTTGTGCGGGTAGCTTGGCAACCGCCTCCAGCCAGTCTCAAACACCGCGCACCAGCCGTATTGGGTGGAAAGCCCATGGTCGAACAAAACGTAAGGCAAGTCCATAACGGAGCGTGCGGCGTGTTGCCTTTTTACCCCGTCCAATTTGTGGGCGGTTGGCTTGGACTCTTCGGCACACCAATTCGACAAACAGCAAAACAACACGAAAATGGCTAACGCGTTTGTAAAAAGCTTGATCATCTTTGTTTTTGGGGTTGTAGTGGGGGCATTTTTTGTGGTGAACCCCAAGCAAGGGGTTCGTTACTTGACCACGCACACCACCGATACCGTGGTATCCCGGGTCGAAGTCCGCGACACGATCTTGAAACCGTACGCTTTGGTCAGGGCTTACCGCGACACGGTCGAATATACCATTGAGCGGCTAGTCGAGATAGCGGACAGCGTACGCGAGTACGCGTTGCACCGCCACAACGACACGCTTTCCATTCAAGGGAATGTCCAAGTTAGGGGTATTTTGTTATCGTCCGACCTTTCTTACCGTCTGAACTTGCCTACGCAAACCATTATAAGACGGGAAACGGTGCAGGTAGTAAAAGACCCAAAACTAACGTTCCACGCCAGCGCGGTTTTCCAGACGCCCGGTTCTTTCGGGGCTGGCATGGGCGGGAGCGTGGGCAGGGTAACCTTTGGCTACTCATATTTCCCCACGTCCCGCCATCACCAAGCCCAAATCGGTTACAGGCTGTTTTCCAGATGACTTGTTTCCCACACGGTGTGCATCACGCTTGCGTTTGTGAAATCGCAATCGCGCATTTCCACCTGGTCAAACACAGTCTGCTGGAAGCTGGCCTCATTGAAACCGCATTTCCACAGCACGCACTTCGACCATTTGCCGCCTGAAACGGAGGCGTTTTTCAACGTGGTCTTCGTGGCCCAAGTGTCCACAAAATTTGAATGGTGGAACCTGCTTTCCGCAAACGAGCACGCATACAACTTGGAGCTGGACATTTGCGCCTTAAGCCAGTTCGAACCGTCGAATTGGACGTAGTGGAATGCCACGTGGTCGAATTCAATGTGCATCAACGAAGACTGGGACAGGTTAACCTCCTCCAGCTTGCTGTTCGCGCAAACGGTTTTGTACAACAACGCGTTTTCGAGGTTGCAGTTGTACATCACGAGGCAATCAATTTGCGCGTCGGTGAAATCCGAGTCCGCAAAGTATGAATCCGCCACTACCATTCGTTCGAGCTTTGCACCCTTGAACGACGTTTGGTACATCTCCACGTCGTGCAATTTCACGTTGGCCAACTCCACGCCTTCGAAGCTTGCCCGGTCCAGCACGCTGTTGTACACGCTCAACCCCTCTACCCACGCTCCGGTGAGCACGGGCTGGTGCATGGTAACGTTGTGCAGCGTTACGCGCCTAAAATCGGCGCGTATCCCGGATTGGCCATTTGATTCAAGCCAAAGGCGGTGGTTTTCAAGTACTTGGTTTAATTCGGTTTGGGTCATGGTTGGAAAAGTTAAACGTACACGGCCAGTTCTTTGACTTGGTCAGGCGTTATCGGCAAGCCCGCGTCGGTCATCCCGGTCAATTGGGTGCGGTAGAACACCGAGCCCTCAAACTTCGTGCGCAGCAAAGCCGAGTTTGCAAAGGTTGCGTACGACAGCTGCGTCCGCACAAAGCTTGCCCGCGCCATTTGGCAACAGGCAAGCTTGGCTTTGTACAAGTTGGCGTCCGTGAAATCGGCATCCCGTACGTCCGAATACGACATGTTCGCCCCCTTCAGGTCGGCGCCCATGAATTCGGCTTTCTTGAGTTTGCAAGCCACGAACGTTGCGTTTTTCAAAAGGGCGTGCTCAAACGACGCTCCCTCTAGGTTAGCGTAGTCGAACACGGCCTCGGACAGATTCAACCCGCTGAAGTTGAAGTTTACAAGCGACGCGCCTGTAAAATCGGCCCGGGTGCCCTTGGCTTTCTTGCTCAACAACCAAACCAAGTGGTCGTTGCACATCTGGTCTATTTGGTCGACTGTTAGCATAGGTTCAATGCGCAATTAGACGGTGATCCCAATTATGGACGAAAACTTGCTTCCATCGGTCTTTGCCCTGGTCAGGCATGACCCTACCAGGCTGCTTTCCAAAAACAACGCTTCCGTCAAGTCCGCATCGGTGAAATCGCATAGGTCAAGCACTGCAAACAAAAACCTGGCGCCTTTCAACGTAGCCTTCCTGAAGTTCGCGTTTCCTGCCACTGCATTCAAAAACGAAGTTTCCTTGAGGTGCGCGCCCTTGAAGTTGGTACCGATCAAGGTCGCGTTTATAAACTCCGCCTTCTCGAGCGAGCAGTTTTCAAAGTTTGCCAGCCCCAGTTTTGCGTGGGAAAAGTCGGCAAAATCCAAGTTCAGCCCGGAAAAGTCGGTTTTCCCCAAGTGCATCTTGTGGAAGTCGGCTTTCCGTCCGTGTTTTCCGCCGGTGGCTATCCATTTTGCGTGTCGTTCCAGTATCGATTCGACCACTTCCGGGGTGGTTTGGCCGGTGGTCAAATGGTACTGGTACCAAATGCCGTCGCTTACGTTCGTTGCATTGCGGAATTGCGCGTCCTTGAACCGCGAAGTCTTTCCATGGGCTCCCGTAAAGAGCGCAGACTTGAAGTTGGTTCCGTAAAACTGGCTGTTTAGCAGCCGGCTGAATTCCAAATTCGCCTCTTCCATATAGGCAAACGAGAAATCGCAGTTCTCGATTACCGAATTGGAAAAGTTCGCGCCTTTCAGGTCAACGTAACGGAAATTGCAGTTGTCTAGCACAGCCCCACGGAAGCTGGAAGCTTCTAGGTTCATGCCTGTAAAGTCGTAGTTTGCAAAGCGCATCCCATCAAACATTGTCCGATTGGAGTGTTCCATTGTGGTAAAAAGAGGGGTAAAAGTGGTTTTGTTGGTTTGAAAAAATTAAAATTCCCTTTTGATACAGGAGACAATCAAAAAGGAAGTTCAGTTTCCTAAACTTCCTTTTTACACCTTCGTTACTGTTTGTTCAAAGCCGAAAGGTTTTTATACGGCTCTATTACGTCGATAGCTTGTTTTACCTTATTGTAAAAGTTGCCTTTTACCGTAAGGTTGTAATAAAACAGCTCCGTACTAAACTGAAAAGTTTCCGCTCTACGCTTAGTATTTTGCATGCTTCCCTTAACCAAAGCATTTCAACGTTTTTCTCGTTTTCTGTATCTTGTGTCAAGTCAATTGATTTTTGTATCAGATTTTGAACTTGACGTACAAAGTTGCTAAAAACAAGAAAAGTATCCTCACCAGCGTTTTCAACATCTTTTCTGAACTTTTCAAAGAAGATGTTTAAGTTTTCGTCTGTTACAAACTCAGGAGTTTCCATGCGGTACGGGTAAAATGTAAGTAGTTTTAGTACAAAAAATGATTGCCGTTTATGTGTAAGCGGCTGTTTTTCGTACCAATCTTCATTCCTTGTATACAAATCTGCATACTTGGAACGTGCGAAGTCGGAAAGCAAAGCACTAATTTGACTAGAGTTTATCTCGTCAAATTGCAACACTATGCTTTTTTCATCGCCCGATTTGTCTGTTACGAGCATTCGAGGAATTTTAATTTCTTCCGCAGTTGGATTTGTCCAAATTTCCACTTCTTGGTTTGTTTGGGTTAATTAAGTGGTAAATTCAAACGTTGCTCCTGTCAGGTCTGCGTCAGAAAAATCGACGTTTTCTAGTTTTGCGTAACGAAAGTCTGCGTTTCGCAAATCAGCTCTATTGAATTTCACGTTAATGAAATGAGCACCACGGAAAGCAGCTTCAGGCAAAGAAGCATCCGTAAAGTCCACTGAGTTGAAACTAGCCCTGTCGAACAAGGCATTTTGGGCTTGCATTGCAAAACACGACACGTTTTTGAACACTGCATTGTAGAAATCTGCCTTGTTTGCGTTGACATAATCCATACAGCAGTTGACGATCTGTGCTTTGCACAGTTGTTTGGAGGCAAAGGGCATTTTTCGTAGATCCATGGCATTCAAGCAAATGCCGTTTCCCATACGCCCTGAAGTGTAAAACCAAGAGACCCCTTGTTTTACCAAGAACTCGAAGTACAAAGGGTCAATCGGCCGTAGTTTGGTCGTGTCCATGGTTTGATTGGAAAAAGTCGTTGTTTTTTAGGGTGTTCGAATTGAAGATTGAATGTGAAAAATCACACCGCCACAAACAAGAATCCACTATAAGCGACCCTTGTACAAAGCAATTCTCAAATCCGCAATCAACCAATTTACAATTGACAAACTGAGCTTCCGTCAAATGTGAGTTTGCAAACTCAGTTTGAAAGAACGTACAGTTCACAAATGACGTTTTATTGATCTCGCACGACTTTGCATTTAAGAACCTAAACGTACAGCCTTCAAACACATTGCTTTCTAGAACGCTTCGGTCTAGGTACCCCCAGTTAAAATCGCACTTCAAAAACCGCATGCGCTGGAACACCGACTGGGTGAGCATGGAATACGTGAACTGAAGTTGGTTCAGTTCTACGTCTTTCAAAACCGCGCGTTTCCCGTCTTTGCAGTTCGTTTGGAACCAGTGCGCGTGGAGCTTGATGATTTGGCGTAACTTGTGTTGTGTCATAAGTAAGTGGGTTAAAAGGCGCAACAACTTTCGTTGTTACGCCTTTGTTGTACAAAGCAGTAAATGGGTTACTTGGCCACGTTCGCAATCCCGAACTTTTGCCATAAAAAGTCCTGCAATGCCGCGTAGCATTTGGGAGAACGTCTCGGCATGTCCGCAAGGCCGGTGCCTAGACCGGCGCTTGGAAACACCAGCGTGTCGACGTGCGGCATTGAGTCCAGCAAGCGGCTTATCCGTCCGTGCTCCGCTTCAAGCAGCCACTTGTACAACGGTTCGTGCTCGTCGTAGAAGTACGATGCCGGCGTGTCGGACGGTGCCACCTTGGTGATGATCCCGATTGCGTTTGATTCCATGCGGATGCACGCCTGTCCGCCGAGGCCTTTCCGGTACGTGTTGTCCCCAAAGAAAAACACGTACGACGGGTTTGCCCTTGCCAATTCAGGCGTGTATAAGTCTACCCGCAAGTGATTGTAACGGAAGAAGTTGACTTTGTCCATATGGGTTTTCAGTTGGTTGGTGTCAAAAGTTGGTAGATGGCTTGTGCTCGTTTCAAAACGAGTTTTTCATGGCCTTTGATTAGCCGTGGCAACTCGCTTTTTTCCGCCCGGTACAACGACCAAGCTATCACCGTGCGTGGGTACCTCCTCGAAAGCTCCCGGAACAGTGTTTCCGGCACCCAAGAAGGCGCGTACTTCAGCGCGGTTATGGGCTTGGCCCGTATGATCACGTTCCGTACCGCGCTTGGAAGCCACTCAATCGCGTACTTGATCGTGACTACCGGATATTTCAGTGCCAGTTCGCTTAGTACGCGTTCCTTCAGCACGTGCGTTGCGTACTTGACGGCGGTAACTGGGTACTTTTCCGCCAATTGGTCCAGCAGGTTTTCCGGTAACAAGTGCGCTGCGTATTGCACCGCCCATTTCCCGTGTTTCCGTGCGGTTTCCAACAAGACGCTTTTCGGCAGTTGGTCTGCGCACCACATCGCCTCCTCGGGGCATTTCAGGGCAAATTCCGCGAGCAGCTCCACGGGCAACAGGTGCACTGCGCACCTCAACGTTTCTTTCGTGTGCTGCCTTACGATTCCGGCCAAGACTTTCCTTGGAAGCCGGTAGCCCACCCGTTCCACCGCCGCGATGGGGGCAAGCTCGGCCAGTTCCAGCAACAGCTTCCTAGGCATCACGTCGCCAAGTTTGTCCAGCGCGGTGCCCAGGTTTTCAATCGCCAGCCGCCGGAACTGACTTGGCCCAAGCAGTTCCGGTGCGTGCCGGTGCATCCAGAACGCGTAACTGGGGTAAGCGAAAGCAAACGAAACGTAGTCGCCTTCCCATTCCTCTAACGCTTCCAACCCGCATTTGCATGCCATGTTGGATTCAGCCAAACGTAGTATTTCTTGTTTTGTCATAAGTCAATTGGGTGAAACAGTTTCAGGTGAACAATCTTCGGGAGTGGTTTTTGCGGTCAGTTGCCTGGTCTCTTCGCGGACGTGCGCCGGAAGGTGGGCCTCTTGCGCATTCCACCAACCAGCCGTTTTGCCGCGTGTACGAACGGCGCGGGCTTTCTTTTTGCCCAGCAGCGACGCCGTGCACCATCATCGCGTACTTGGGGTACCGTTTGGCAAAGGAGGTGTAGCTTTTCTTCCAGGTTGCGTACGCTTTTGCCAGTTCGGTTGCCTCGAAGCTTCAGCCTTCTTTGAGCGGGTAACGCGCCTTCAGCTTTTCGTACACATCTTCCGGGAGGTAGTCGGACGCGTACGACCAAGCCATGTAAGGCTCGATTTCGGCAAGTTCCGCCAACCACTCCTTTGGGATCGACCAAGCGTGGGACAAGGCCACCTGCACGTTCTCGAACGCAAGCCTCTTCAGCACGCCCGTAGGCAAAAGTTTCTCCATGCACCTCAACGCGGTTACCGGCTCCAGCAGGGCCAATTCGACCCGCACTTCCACCGGCAGCCATTCAGGCACCATCTGGATCGCGTTTCGTACGTCCTTCCGGGCCAACTCCACGCGCACTTTTTCTGGCAACATTGGCATCACGTGCTGGAACGCGTGCCTTGGGTTGTCGTAGGCCAGTTCGATCATCAGCTTGTCGGAAAACAAGCCAGGTATCCGCCGCTTCGCCCACAAAGCGAAACTTGGGTATTCGCGGAGGAACTGGTTGAAAGTCCCTTTCCACCGCCGGTAGGCTTCAAGTTGCTCTTTCGTTGCACCCGCCGAGGAAAGTGCAATTAGGTTTTTCTCTTTTGTCATTGGAAACCAATATGTTAAGGGTAAGGTTCAGTTGCCTGCATTTCGTTACCACGTCGGCTGGCAACAGGTGGGGATCGCGAGTTCCGGGGGCGCACTCGACAGCCTTTCCGTGGACTGGTAGCTCCCTTTCCGATTTTGGTACTCCATTACCCCCTCCTTGCATGCGTCGAGCAACAGTATGGTTTGTTCTTTGGTCATTGTGCTTTGTTTTCTTGGTCGTAAAGTCCGTTCAAAAAATCCACCAGGCTGTTTACGTATTGCAAGGCAGCCTCCAAGTCGCCCTTGAAAGGAACGACTTCGTACTTGTCCCCTTCCGGGTATTCAAACGACGCCACTTCGTAGGTGGCGTCGTCCAGTCTAGACAGCTGTACCACGCATTTACCGTAGTACGATTGGGTCGTGTAGGTTTTCATGCCTGGTATAGCATCAGTTTGATTGAGTTTTCCATTTGCCTTACGGCGAACGAGGGCAATGGCGAAAATGTGTCTTCGTCCACCGCCACGAAATTGCTGTAGTTGAACTGTTGTTCTACTTGTTCCGGCCATTCGTCCATCCCTTCCGGAAGCCCGTAAGCCTCGTGGACCATTGCCGACATTTCGACGGGCTTGTTGCGTATCTGGGACAGGGTGATCGTGTACCTTCCCAGTTTTGGGAAGTACAGGAAGTCCCTTATGGTGTATATCCGGCCAACTTCGGGGAGGGCGATTTTGAGGTTGTTTGGGAATTGTGGTTGTCTTTTACACAAAACCGACCGCCCGATTATAGGCAACGCAAACATATAACGAAACCATGGATAATAAGACAACGCATATCTGCAGTGTTCCATCGGTAACCCGCTGATGTCCCGCCAGTTAGTACCGTCCCAGTAACATGTGGCGGGAAGCGCGTCCGTTTCTGGGTTTGTTTTCGACCGGCTTACAAAGTAATGTCCCGCCGGCAGCGTCTGTTCGGGGTGGTCGCTGGTTGACCGCCACCCCAGGCTTTTTGCGAACTCGTTTAATTCGCTGGTTTTCAAAGGTTTCATAGCACTTGTTTAGTTAAATGTTAGTGGTTGTTTAGTCCAATGTCAGTGGTTCAAGCGTTCATTGAACAAACACCTGTCAACACACTGACACACAAGGACATGGACACAAAATGGACACAAAATGGACACAATCGAACGGGTACCATTCAATCGACGAACGGGTACCATTCAATCAAACACAGTCTGGTACACAGACACTTGCGGCGGATAACCAGTATAGCGGGGCCACGTTCCCGGTTTCGAGTGGAGCGGAGTGGGGCGGAGTGGAACGTAGTGGAACGGACGTGGAACGGACGTGGAACGTCGCCCGCCGGAGGCACCGATTCAAGGGTGCGCCCAAGGGGGGTTCCCTCGGGCGCGTCCTGTCTACATTCCGTCAACCATCGGCAGCGCGCTGGCCTCCACGTCGGCCTCCACGTCGTGCTGGGGCGTCGCGGCTGGCGCGTGCACCGCCCCGTCGGTTGGCAGTATGCTGAAAAGCATCTGCAACACCTGCACGGGCGTCAGGTTGAACGCGGTGGCGATGGTGCTCGCAAGGGTGTCCTTGCTGTACACCCGGCCCTCCACGCCCACGATGGGGTCGCCGGCCTTGTGGGAGGTGTACACGAGCGCCAGCCCGCTGGCCCGCGCGATGGTCATCGCCACGTCCGCCGGGTTCATCCCGAACGCCGCAAGCTGCCGCACCTTCTCGGCCCCAATCACGTTCCGCAGCGCGTTGGTCAAGTGGCCTTGGCTTATGATCACGCCCTCGCCGCTTTGCAGCCGTGCGATGTACACGTACTGCGGCTTGCCCAGCGCGTTCGTCATTTGGCTGCCGTCCGCGTTCTTGCGGGTTACGCGCAGCAGTTGGTCTCCGGGTACAATGATCTTGGTCTCCATAAGTCGTCTGAGTCGTCTGAGTTGTTGAAAAGGGTAATGGCCCAACATTAGGCCGGCCCAAAGGAGGGAACTAAGGCGGGCGGAAACCGGGGGGAGGTGCGTCGGCGGGGTCGTGGGGAGTAAGAGAAGAAAGGGTAGGGGGCACCCCCTCAACTCGTCATCTCATCTTCTCTTCTTCTAGGTTGAACGTCTCTGATCAACCTCTTAGGACGTCCTCGATGGAGTTCAAAACTCTCTAGAGAGTTCTACGTTTTTGGGCCGAAAAAGTTACATCGAAAGTTGCAACCCATTGGTTTTCAGCGAGAAAAAGTGATATTACCTAACTTTTTGACTGAAAAAAACGCGATTTTGGGGTTATTTGATGATTATCAAGTTTCCAAAAACACCTTTTTCAGAGGTGGTGTAACTACATTTTCACATACCGTCTCTGTAACGTCTTCAACGTCAAGGGTTTAAAAAGTTATCCACATCAATCTCGGCGTCTCTCGCGTCTATTTTCAAGTTATCCACAAGCAACGCCCCGAGGGATGAGTCCCCGGGGCTTCGTTCAGTAGGGCTCGTCGCCGATGATGGCGTGGTAGGCCTCCTCTTCCACGACCGCGAGGATTTCGCGCATGGAGGGCGCGTCTTCCGGGTTTCCGGACGTGCGCGACGCGTACGAGACGTACAGCATCGCGACGGCTGCGGCGAACCCGGCGGGCTCGGGGGCGGCGTTGCGGTAGATCGCGCGGGCGGTCACCTCCCACGGGTCTTCGGGGCGCACGCCGTCGAGGTAGCGGGCGGGGATGCCCCAGTCGTTCTCCTGCCCCGCGTACTCGGGGTCTGCAAGGTCGAGTTTGTAGATCATAGTTTCATGGCGTTATTGTGCCGGGACGGAGTGAGGAAATACCCGTCCCGGCTGTGGTCAGTTGATCCGCGCGAAGGCCCTGCACCCGACGATCTGGCCCGCGCCGTCTCGCACGGTGTCGTCGGGGACGAGCACGTCCGCCCGGTTGGGGACCGCCTGCGCCACGATTGCGGACACGACGTACACGGTCCCGTCTGCCGGGTCCGGCAGCCCGCTCACGTTGCCGAACACGGCGCTGTTCACGGGGATGCCGTCCACGTCCCCCACCTGCACGCGGTGGGTGGAGCACCGTGCGGTTCCCGAGCTTGGGATCGTGCGCACCACGGTGCCGTCGGCCCCCACGATGTTGATGGGGTGCGGCGTGAGGTTTACAATGTTCATGAGCTTGGTTAATGGTTAATGGTTAATGGTTAATGGTTGCACATAAGAAGCGCGTTTTACTCCCTCCAATCTGTCGGTACGGAGGCTCCACAACGGTCTACGTGGCCCACCCACACGTTGGGGATGTTGGCGGCGGAGATGAACATCTCCACGGCGTGCGCGTCCTCCCGTGCGTTGTTCGTGTGGAATACCACCACGAGGTTGCCGGGCACGCCTTCGTAGGCGTTTGCGCGGTAGATCTGCGAGAAGACGGCGCGCATGCTGCATTCGCGTACGACACCGTCGTACCGAGTTATGTGGTCCCACTCGCTTTGGCCGTTCTCCACGGCCAGTATCAGCGTCCTCATATAGTTTGCGGGCTTGTTTGCGCCCACCGGCACGGAGAGAGGAAACAACGGGGGAAGGGGCCTTTTGGGTGGAACCGGTATAAGGGGCCGGGGGGAAATTACCCGGCCCGAGGACGCATCGCTGCGCTCCCGGGCGGGTGCCGCTCACTCGTCGTCGTCGTCCGTCAGGACGACCGAGTGGTCGGGTGGTGGGGCGATGGGGAGGCCTTTGGTGGCGAGCGCCAGCTTCCTCAGCTGGTTCTCCGCCTCGTTCCAAGCCTTCTGGTGCTCGGGTAGGCACTCGATGGCTTGGTTGGCGGCCTCCCACCAGACCCGGTGGAGTAGCTCATGGAAGTCCATGGCTGTGTGCGGGCTTGAAAGTACCCGCCAAAACCGAGTGGGGAACTAAGGTCCTCCGTAACCAGTATACGAAGGCTTTCGCCACGGGGCCCCAAGATCGCGCCAAGTTTGAAACGACTAAGCGCGGAAAGGGAAAGCCCCGCTATTGCGGGGCTTTGTCCTGAAGACTGGCCGGCAAGCCCTTCTCCTTGCCCGGCCCTTGTTGCATTTTGGCCACGGTGCCCCATTTCGGGGCAATGGCCACCCGTTCGGCGTGGAGGTATGTCCACAGCCCTATGATGAACGCCAGCCCAATGGCCAGCGTTACAGTGAGGATTAAGTCGTCACGCTTTGACAGCATGATATGGTGCGAGCGGTTTAGTACTCGCCGGTTCGGAGTTGGGAACTACACTCAGTTCGTTGCGTTCCAGCGGTGGTATTCCCGCTGTAGTTGGTCGGCGAGCTGGGCCCACCGTTTGCCGCGTGCGCGGAGCTCTTCCAGCCGCGCCTTGAACTGCGCGTCCAGCTCCTTGGCCGCGGCCAGCATCTCGTTGCGCTTTATGCGCAAGAGAATTTGGGAAACTTCGTCGGTTTCCCTCTCCAGCTCGCGGTGAAGCAAGTACGCTTCGTAACGAGCATACGAAATGGCCCTCACGTAGGCCATGGTGTTTTGCTCTGTCTTTCGTAACGTCATGTTCTTCGGGCGTTTATTTACCCGTCGGTTCGGAGGGAGGAAACGAAGAAAAAGGCCGGGTGCTTACGTTTGGTGGTTTCAAGTTGTTAACGCAAAAACGGAATAATTTTAAGAAGGTTTTTTAATGAAGCTGGAAAACGTGTTCCGGGGGGTTTCGAAGCCAAGAGTCTCGCGTGGGCGGTCGTTTAAAAGTGACTGCACACGTGCCAGTTTCCGATAGCTAACCTGCCTAAAATCTGTACCCTTTGGGAAGAAGTCACGAATGAGGCCGTTGGTGTTCTCGTTTGTGCCCCGCTGCCACGGGGTCGCAGAAGTAGACGGCAATCTTGGTATCGATGGTAAACGACTGGTGGTTAGACATTTCCTTTCCCCTGTCGTAGGTGATTGACTTCGCCATTTCTTTCGGGAGCCGCCTGACGAGCTTTCTAAGCGCGGCGTCGAAAGTGGCGGTCAGGTATAGGCGTCATCAGAAGGAAGCGGCTGGCGCGCTCAACGAGGGTGATCACTGCGCCCTGGTGGTCTTTACCCACGATCAAATCACCCTCCCAATGCCCAGGGACGGCCACTTCCGACGGCCTTTCGTGTATCGTCACGATGCCCGGGCGTTTGTCAGGGGGCCCGCCTCTCTTCCTCCGCTTCGGGCGTTGTTGCCGAAGGCAATCGATCAGCGCTTTTCGCATCGCACCTTTTCGCGAACGCCCCCGAGGGGGAGGTAGAGGAGCGCTCCTCGCATCGGGGCAAGCAACCTTCGTCGGGTGGAAAAAGGGCCTAAGTAACCTATATACCCGGCCATTCCCACGAGTCCCCAAAACGGCCTGGCCGTGCCCCCACTGCGTTAATTGCCCAGGCGCACGCCACGCTTCGCAACGCGTTTGCCCGTCAACTATAAGGAAGGAGCAAGGCATAACGCGGATATAGGACCGCCCGAGAAACCGATATAGTAAGGCACCAAGTCCGGGGCCCAACTGATCTGTATAGGACCGAGAAAGAAAAAACAGGGAGTGGTACGTTGTGAACCGTACCACTCCCCCCCCCGCATCACAAGTACGAACTTGTGATGCGGAACTTCTTTGCCCTGTAGTCGAAGTCTACAGAGCGAGCATCGTACATCAATTTCGTCCCCAACTGGCGCATGTGCGCCAGTTGGGCTTTCAGTTCAGCTTCGGCCTCGTAGGCCGACTCCTCAGCCTCCACCGACTGTTGGAGGAGGCTTTCAGTGGCCGCTTCTACGAGCGACCAGAAGTCATCGGAACCCAGGTATTCCGGGTTCCAGAGCAGCTCCTCTCGGAGCTGCATTTCTGCCTGGGAGAAGCCCCAGACATATTGTGATTTCGCGCTCCTGGCCTCTTCTTCGGCCAAGAGCGCTGCTTCGGCGAGCCTTAGAGCTCGCCGAAGTTCACGGCGTTGAGCCTTTCGGCTCAACCCGCGTTTATTATCCTGTTTCATATCTTGTGCGTGCATTTGTTCGCACGCCAGTCCAAAGTGGGGAAATGATGGCTACGCCCACTTTGGAAAACAAGGCGTGAGGGTTTGGGTACGGGGGGGTGGGTGAAATCGGCGGGTATAGGGGGGACTACGGTATAGGGGGTACCAGTTCATTCACACGCGCAATTTTTAATCCCCAAATTTTCCAGTCCGATAAATTTTACCCAAGTCATAACTACAAATAGTACGGTATAACACAAAATCTATTGATATTTACGCTAAAATGACCAACATGCAGCATTATCCAGTGAACTACTCTGCACAGTACATTGTGGAAGAAGGGGTTATCGATAACCTGTTTAAGATATTTTCTGGGTACTTCCGGTTTTCCCCGCGTGAAAAGATGATCATGCGGTGGTTGCTCAAGTTCAAATGGGCGGGAGTGCACGTCATTGACTCCACAGTAAAGGCCCACATACGGCAACAGCTGGGGATTTCGGAGTTCAATTTCAACAACTACGTGAAAACGCTTCGCTCCAAGGGCGCGTTAAAGTACACGGAAACAGGGAAACTTACGTTGGCGTCGTTTTTTGCCAACCTCAACTTTACGTCAAACGACCCTTTTACGATTGAAGTGAAGTTCACTTTAACCTACAACCCAAATGTTCAAGCCAAAGAAAGACGAGTCTGACAAACGGTACATGATCGAGCTGTTCAAAAGCCGCATGGCTCCCGAGCGCAGGAAGCGGTTGGTGGACCGGACGCACGAAAAGTTTCCGGAATACTCGAAAGACCAGTTGTTTGTGCTGTACATGTCTTTGTGGGACGGTATATCGAGGACGGTAAAGCCGGAAGAGAAGTTTTTCCCACGCGTTCCCATACCTAGCTTTGGCAGATTTGAAAGCCAAGAGTACAGGAGAAAATGGCGGAAGCTGAAGGATATCGAGTACAACGCAAAAAAGCAGCAAAACGCGAATGAAACTGATACAGATCAACGCAAAGGGTGAGGCTTCGTTTACCAGCCAAGCGTCTACTTTGCCGTCTTTTGAACGGCTCGTGCAGTCGTCGGGCGACAAGTCCGCCCAGCAGCTGTGGGCCAAGTACATTTATTTCATGGCCGACTTCGAAAGCCCGTATTCCGTGTTCCCGGAAGAGGAAAGGGACGCCAAAATACGGTCGGAGCTGTTGAAAAACGAGGGGCAGGACATCCCGGATTACGTCAAGAAGTGCGTCGGCTTGTACAAGGAGCTGTCCACGTCCGAATCCATACGCCTGCTTGAGTCGTCCCGCCTCGCAGCGCACAAATTGGGCAAGTATTTCCAAGAGGTGGAGATAACCGACGACAACGTGGGAAAGGTGTCGAAAAGCCTGAAGGAGGTCAAGGACATCATCGTGTCGTTGAACACGCTGGAGGAGCAGGTCAGGAAGGAAAAAGTCGCCCAGTCCACCCACCGGGGCGGGGGCAGCATCAGCAAACGGGAACAGTAGGCCATGGATGAAGTGATATCGTCCCGGGAAAAGCCGGTTGTCGAACTCCGGTACGAAAACTACCGGTTCAAGGACACCCACTTGTTCAGCCCTGCGGCTGCCGTTTTCAACGAAACCGGCGCGTACACGGACGCCCCCGAAGGGACGTTGTCGTACGACGAGTTTTGGGACGAGGAGGAGCGGAGGGTGCAGGAAGGGTACACGGTGAACGGGGTACGTATCACGGGGGACCACTACTTTTACCTGAACTATTGCCCGATACGGGCCCTCGGGGACGTTTCGCCGAACAAGAAGCTGAAGAAAAGCTTGCAGTTCCCGCGCTTTTTGGACATTGACTACCATTTCTTCACCCAGTTCGAGCTGGCCGAGCTGGCCGGCGAAGGGATGATCGTGGGGAAGGCCCGCCGCAAGGGCTTTTCGTTCAAGGCGGCCGCCTTGAAGGCCCGGCGGTATTCGTTCCAGCGGGAATCCATCTGCATCATCTCGGCGTACGATTCCGAGTACGCGAACTTTACGATGCGGATGGTGCTGGACATGCTGACTTTTGTCGACCAGCACACCGCCTGGTCGAAGCGAAGGCTGGTGGACAGGAAAGACCACATCGAGTCGGGGTTCATCGACATATCCAATGGGAAACAGATAAAAAAAGGGTTTCGTTCTCAGATCATTACGTTGTCTTTCCAAGACAACCCGGACAAAGGGATCGGCAAGACGGCGGATTTGTGGTCGTTCGAGGAGGCCGGGAAGTGGCCCGGCCTGTTGGACGCGTACGGGAAAATCGACCCTGCCTTGCGGGAAGGGTCCGTCCGGATCGGCACCCCGTTGATATGGGGTACCGGCGGGGACATGGACAAAGGCACGGTCGATTTTGAAAAAATGTTTTACTCCCCCCACGCGTACGGATTCAGGGCGTTCAAGAACGTGTGGGACGAAGGGCAGGAGCACAACGCGTGCGGGTTTTTTGTCCCCGACTACATGTTCAAGTACCCCTACATAGACGAGGACGGGAACTCCGACATCGAGGCGGCCAAGAAAGTGATACTGGAAGGCCGCAGGCAGGCGCGGAGTTCCAACAACCAGAAGGTGTACGAGAACAACCTCACGCAGTACCCGCTGTGCCCGAGGGAGGCCTTCCTGCGCACGTCCGGAGCCTGTTTCCCAGCCGGGCTACTGAACGCGCACCTGTCCTACCTGCAAGCCCACGGACAGGCCGCAAAGCTGGGTCAACGGGGGTATTTGTCGCACAACGGGTCCACCGTCATCTGGAACCCGGACGACAAGGCGGTCGAGGCGGCTTACCCGTACAAGCCCACGGAAAAGGAGGGGTGCGTGGTAATTTACGAACACCCGTACTTCGGGGGGAACTCGAAGGTGCCAGACAATTTGTACATTGCCGGGTGCGACCCGTATTCGCAGGACACTTCGTCGGGTGATTCGCTGGGGGCCATCTACATTTACAAGCGGTTTATCGATGCGTCCCAGACGTCCGACATCATAGTGGCTTCTTACGTGGGGAGGCCAGACCGGAGCGAGGCTTTTTACGACACCTGCATACTGTTGCAGGAATACTACAATGCAAAGTGCCTGCACGAAAACATGTTTAAGGACATGAAAAACCATTACTATAAGCGTAACAAACTCTATTTACTTAAAGATGAACCAAAAAACACCATCAAATCCATAATTTCGCAGAGTCAGGTGAACCGTGGGAAAGGCGTCCACATGACGAAAGAGATAAAACGTGCTGGTGAAACTTGGATAAACGACTGGTTGACCGAAGTGGTTGGGGAATCGAACGAATTGCGACTCCATACGTTGCAGGACAAAAACTTGATCGCCGAACTTATACGGTACGATGGGGTAGTCAACTCGGACCGTGTGATGGCGTTCATGATGGTGATGATCCAATTACAGGAAGACCACAAGATAGTCGTGAAAGACCGCAGAGCGGAAGAGTTTAGCAGCAGTTGGAGCGTTTTCCATAGCCATTTTTCGTAACCTTGCTTTATGAGCTCCCCCCTTAATTCGTTTGTCGCCCAGCTAGAGTCCCGGAAGGAAGCCAACGAAGGGTTTATTCCCCCTCAAAAGCTCACGGAGGCGGAAAAAATAGAGCTGTACGGTTCAGTGGCGGAATGGGTACGAAACACGATAATGGGGTTTCGGCAGCAGTACACCCATTTCCAGCAGCAGAACCCTTCCGCGTCAACCCACATCTTGGACAACTACGAGCTGCTGCAAGGGCGGTTCAACACGTCGATGGTCGACTACATCGACAAGTTCAATTCGTACATGGGCGACGAGCAGCGGTTGCCCACGGCCGGGAAGCCAAAATCCCCTGCCAAGCTGCACCACTATGACATTTTGTCCACGTCGATCGAGCGCATACGGGGGGAGGAGATCAAGCGCCCGTTGGACGTGCGGGTGGTGTCCACCAACATGGAGACCATATCAAAAAAGCTGGACGAAAAGAACGAACGGATACGGGAACAAATCGAACGGGACTTGGTGCTGGCGCTAAGCAGGAACCCGGAGGTCGCCCCTTTGGTCAACCCGCAGGCGGTCGAAATGGCCTCCAAAGTGCCGGTCCAAAGCGCGCAGGAAATCGAGCGGGACGTAAACGTATCGTACAAGGACAAGCTGGAAAAGTACGGGGACATTGCCCTTCGCTATTTGTGGGAACAGAACAACCTCAGGTTCAAGTTTTTGAAAGGGCTTGACAACCTGTTGTGCTCGTACTTGGACTGTTACTACGTAGGGAAGCGCTACGGGGAACCGTACTTGCGCGTGGTGGATTCCCGGTATCTGGAGTACGATTGCTCCGCAGAGACGCATTTTATCGAAGACGCTTCTTGGGCGTGCGAGACCCGCTACATTTCGGTCAACCAAGTGTACGACGAATACGGGGAATACCTGGTGGAGGAAGACATCGACTACTTGGAGCAGTGCAAAGGGAAACGGTTTTCCGTCCCTGAACCTGTCGTAACGTCCAACACGGCGGTGAAAGTGGTGAACTACGAGTGGAAGACGCTGCGGAAGGTGGGCCATCTGACACGCCACGAAGAGGGGGAAGAGGACTACGTGGAATCCATAGTGGACGAATACTTTCCGACCAAAGGGTGGAAAAAGTCGACCGAGTACGTAAACAACGCCATGAGGGAAGTCCACACTTCGCCCAAAGGGGAAACGCTCGTGTGGTATTGGGTCCAAGAGGTGTGGGAAGCCGTCCAAGTGAACGACGACCGCGTGATCCATTACCAAGTGAAGCCCAACCAGTACCGGTCTTTGTCCAACCCGATGGAGGTCAAGTTGGGGTATTGCGGGGTGAAGGTCCAGTACCCGTTGATGGAGCGGCTGAAGCCGTACCAAATGCTGTACAACATCATAATGTACCGCTTGGAGCTTACGATCGCGAAGGCCAAAGGGCAGGTTGGTTTGTTTGACATAGCCCAAATCCCTTTTTCGGAAGGGTTCAACATCAACCGGTTCATGTACTACCTGGAAACGATGGGCATCGCGTTCGTCAATTCCATGGAGGAAGGGAGAGGAAGCCAAGCCGGCACTACCCCACGGTGGTCCAACTTCCAGACGCTGGACCTTTCACTGGCTAACTCGATCGCGTCCTACATAGCGATACTGGACAAACTTCAACTGATGGCCGAGGAATCGAGCGGCATCAGCAGGCAGTCAAAGGGCTCCATATCGCAGTACGAAACGGCAGGCGGGGTATCCAGCGCCATCCAGCAATCCGCCTACGTAACCGAGCACATATTTTACCTCCACTCGCTTGCCCGCATCCGCGCGCTGAAGCAGCTATTGGACATATCCACCATATGCTGGAAAGACGGGAAAAAAGGGTACTACTTCTTGGACGACGACGTGCAGCGGCTTTTCGACATTGAAGGGCAGGTATATTCGCTGGCGGAGTTTGACCTCCACCTGAGCAACCACGCCAAGTACGAGAAAATCAGCCAGTTCTTGGAAGCCAACGCTTTGGCGGCATTGCAAAACGACCAGCTGCAACTGTCCGACGTAGTGGCGGTGTTGGAAGCCGATTCGGTCAACCACAAGAAGGTCATTTTGGAATTGGCGAAAGAGGCGCGCAAGGCGATGATGCAGGAGCAGGCGTCCGAGCAGGCAAGTCAGCTGCAACAAGAGTTGCAGGCAAGGCAGATGGAGTTGGAAGCCAAAATGCAGATGAACCGCGAGGACAACGAGACCAAGCTGAAGGTCGCGGAGATAGCCGCCAATGCCAAAATCAAGGACGACTTGCGCAACAGCAAGGAGTACGTGGCGGCCGAACAGCAGTTCAAGGAAGTCAAGCTCCGCGAGGAAATGGAACAACGCGAAAAAGACCGCCAACTGGAGCGTGAAAAACTTGAAACCGAAGCGGAACTGAAAAACAAAGAACTAAAACTCAAACCCTAACCCAAACAGTATGTCAACTACAGTGAAAGACCCGTTTGAAGAGTTCATGTCGGACGATCCCCAACAACTGGACGTGCCCGAGGCTACCGCTGAAGACCCGGACATCGTGGACGAACGCGACGTGGAGGAACAAGAGCAAGAACAAAAGGTCCAAACTGACACAGTCACGGAGGAAGCCGGCAACGAAGACGAAGACCTTAACTATTTCTACTTTGCCAAGGCGCTTGGGAAAAAGTGGGGGTGGTCCGACGACGACATCAACGCGCTGAAAAGCGAAGTGGATTTCAACGACGAGGAGTCTTTTCTCGCGTTTATCGACAACGTGATTGAAAACAGTGCGGAAAGCCGCGCCTTTGCGTCGCCTGAAGTCCAGGCGCTCAACGATTTCGTCAAGGCTGGGGGTACGCCGCGCGATTTCTACGCACAGTATTACGCGGCACCCGAGTCGTACGAAGCCATCTCGCCTGAAACGCTCCAAAAGGACGCGGCGATGCAAGAGCGCGTTTACCGTGCGTTGCTGGAAAGCAAAAACTTCAAGCGCGAGAAAATCGAGAAGTTGGTGAAAGTGGCCAAGGAAGCGGAAGAGTTGGAGGACTTTGCCTTGGACGCGCTCGAAGACCTGAAGGCGCTGGAAAAATCGAAGAAAGAAGCCATCGTGCAGGAGCAAAAGAAGAAGCAGGAAGAACAGCAGCGCCAGTTCGAACAACAGCGGGAAGGCGTAAAGAAGGCGATTGAGTCCATGGCCGAAATAGCGGGGTACCAGTTGACCCCCAAGCTGAAGTCCGAGCTGTTCGACTACCTGTACAAAGTGGACCCGAAGACGGGCCTCACCCCGCGCGGGGCGAAGTACAAGCAAGACCCCGACTTGGTTTTGAAGGTGGCCTTTTTGGAAATGAAAGGCATCGACAAAACGAAAGTGGAGTCCAAGGAGCAGACCCCGGCGGTGCGGAAACTGATCGAAAAGCTGGGAAAGCCAAGCGACGCCTCCACGCGCGCCAGTTCCGCCCCGGTCGCCAAGGCGCCCACCAAAGCCGAGCTTCTTATGGAGGAGTTCTTTTCATAACCTATTTTGGTTATGCTATAAAATGGTTATGCACAATAAAACTCCATAACCAGCTGTAAGCCAACCTACGCATATAACTTTGGCATCGATTAACAATCCAAAGGCAAGCAATGTCAGCATCAACGAAAGTCAACAACCTACAAATCCGGCGGGTTCGATGGAACGAAAAAGCCGGGTTCACCGATACGAACAGCCTAACGAACGCGTTGATGACTAAGCCCTACATGCTGGGCGTAGTTTCACAGTTCTTGGGAAAGAAGTACATGTTCCGTTTCCTTACGGAAGGGCTTGGCCGGGTAACTACGATAAGCGCCCCCAACGGCAAGTTCCAATGGGCTATGATGCCGGAACTGCAAAAAGCGGTCAACATCGTGGACACCCCGACTCCCGCCACCAACGTGGGAATCCTGAACTCCACTTGGACGCACCGGTTTGAGGACCGCTACTTTTCCCCCGGCGACGTGATCCGCTACGGGGACGGTTCCCACGCCCGCGTCATGGAGGAGCCTTTCATGGTCGACGGGACTTGGACGTACACGCTCCAGCTGGTGAACGCGAGCCCCGATTCGTTCGTGGACCCCGCTGCGGTTGCCGTCGGCAAGCAGGTGGCCAAGATCGGGACGGGCATTTACGAAGAGTTTTCGGACCAAGGGTCGGGCACTTCGTCTCCCAGCCCCATCTATTTCGAGAACATCATGACCACGATGCGCAAGACCATCACGGTTACGGGCGACGCGCTCACCGAGGTGGCCGCGATCGACTTTACCATCGATGGCCAGAAAATGACGTATTGGTGCGCTTTCGAGGAATGGCTTGCGCTCCAGGAGCTCTTGCAAGGGGCTGAGTACTGGTTGCAGTACGGGGAGAAGACCGAAACGCCAAGCGGCGACTTCACCATCTTCGGCAAAAACGGCCGCCCCATCAAGGCAGGGGCAGGCTTCTTGGCCCAAATCGCAAACAGCAACCAAGGCACCTACACGAACATGACGGAAGGCTACCTGCAAGAGTACCTGATGCACTTGCAAATGCAGGCCAACGCCAGCTCGGGCACCCGGTTCGTGTTGCGTACGGGGGCCGGTGGGTACCGCGAGGTCCAAAACGCGATCAAGGACGCCGTCAAGTCCAACCCCAACACCACCGACTTGGGCAAGTACTACGTGATGCGGAACGGGAAATCGCTGATGTACGCGCCCAACCAGTGGATCACTTACGAAGGGCTGTTTGGGACGACCGTAACGGTGGTCCACGACCCCATGATGGACAACCCCAAGCTGTTTACTGACCGCGACCCTGCCACAGGCCTTCCAAAAGAGAGTTTCCGTCTGGTGTTCATGGACATGAGCGACTACAACGGGGAACCCAACATCCAGATTGTGCACAAGGCCGGCAATGGGGAAGACCGCTCGCTGCGCTACTGGTTTGAAGCCGGTTCTCACGCGCCTCCCGGCCAAACGGTTACCCCGATGCGCAGCTCTGGCGTGGACGGGTACACCCAACACTGGCTCAAGCAGGAAGGCATCATGGTCAAAAACCCGTACGCTTGCGGGCAACTGGTCAAAAGCTTCTCGTAACCACACGGGGGTAGCAATACCCCCTTATTTGTACCAAAACCTCAAACACAGCCTATTATGCGTACTCGCAAACAAGACTCTACGTCAATTGTGGATCCTTTTGCAACGTTGACACAAGTGGACGAAGTGAAAACAACTGTCGAGCCGGCCGCAACCAAAGCGCCAACGGACGAGCTGCCGGTGTACAAGTACATCACGCCCATCACTTCCCCGGACCCGCTTGACAAAAAGGCGTTTTCGTCGAACGCGATCGTGTTCCTGTCCGCCACTATAGACAGCGAGCGCAGCCAACACGGTGTGATACGCTGGAAAGCGGGCATCACGGAAGACGAATACGACAAAAACCCGGCGTTCCAACGGGTAACGGGCAAGTCGTACCGCGACTTCATGTCGGAGTTCCGCATCCTGTTGACCCATTCGGTGCGCAAACTGGACATGTCGGACCCTTTGGACTACCTGACTTACCAAGTGTTGCGGACCAACAAGATGGTAGCCGACGGGGAGCAGGACCGTTCCAACAAGCCCGGTGCCAAGTTTGTCATTTTGGACCCACAGGAAACGGCAAAAAACCAAGTCAAGAAATACACTGCCATGCAAGAAGCGGCCATTCTGCTTTCCAGCATGTCGGTGTACGACAAACGGGAGCTGCTCTACCTTTACGGCATCGTCCCCATCAACATGAACGACACGGAAGTGGTGGCGATGCTTTCTGAGGAAGTGTTCAGCGGGCCGGGAAACACGCAACGGTTCATAAACTACATGCAGGACCCAAACCGTGCGCAACGGATCTTGGTGTTCAAGGCGTACAGCCGTGGCTTGATCAAAAAGGGCTCCGACGGGTACTACCACGAGCGCACCAACCTAGGGCGGACGTTGGAAGAAGCAATGAACACCCTTGACCAGCCCGGTTTTGTCAACGTAAAAGCGGCAATCTTAAAAGAGGTTGGGTAATGACTACGTTGGAAATGGTTCGCCAGTTCAAGCTGCTGTTGGATAAAACCGATTCGCTTACGCTGGACGAGTTTACGCCGGACGAAATCGTGCATTACCTAAACCTAGGGATCGAAGAGTTCGTTAAAACCCGGTACAGAGAATTTGAACAAACCCAAAAACGAATCGATGACCTGCGGTCTTTGGTAATTGTAGGCAGTTACGTAGCGATTGCTCCGTACTACAACAACAACCTTGGGGGGTACGTTTTGCCGGTGAGCCTGTTGGACGCCCCTGCGTTCCCGTATTGGTTTTATTTGGCGGACCAATACCGTTTGTTCGACGCGGTTTGCCAAAAGGAGTTTACCGGGCACATTAAAACGCGCCAAGTAGACGACCTTCAAGAGGTGGAAATGAACCCATTCAACCGGTCCACTCCGTTGACTCCAAACAAGATCATTACGGCAGATGGGTTTACGTTGTTTTTCGGGGAAAAATTGTCCACTACGCGTTACACGTCGCAACTGTACCGGATAACGTACTTGCGTCGCCCAAACACAGTCAGCATTTCGCCCAGCGTCAACTGTGATTTACCAGCCCACACCCACACCGAAATAGTGAATTTGAGCGTTCGGAAGGCTTTGGAATCCATCGAGCACTTGAGTCGCTACCAAACACAAATCAACGAAATAACCAACCACGAATAACCCATGAGCCAGTACACCAACCCAGTCCACCTGTTCGTAGCCGAATCCTACGACGCGATTTCAGGGGACCTCAACTCAGCCACCATTACGTCCGGCGAGATTACCATAATCGATGCCGACACCCGCCAATTGGCCACCACCAGCAGCAAGCGGATACAGTTTGCCGTTTACAGCCCTTCGTTGGCTGCTGACGGGTTCAACAAGCCGATCCGCCTCGGGCCCGTAATTGCCCGGGACAACTCGGACGGCCAAGGCAACGTAGTGTACTACCGTCATTGCGCTTACCAAGCCCCTGTGTCCCAAGTGCGTACGGCAGAAATGACCAGCGGCGGTTCCGGCATTACTGCAGGACTTACCTACATACTGAAAACGATTGTGGAGGGAAGCGCCGAAAATGTGCCGTTTATGCACAAGTTGATGCCACGCATCTACACCGTTTCGATTCCTGTGGGCACTACAAACCCGCAGAACTATTTGGCGGCCCAGTTCAACACGCTGATCAACAACGACGCCAACCGGTTTGTAAACTCTACTGTGTCGGGCGACGTGCTTACGCTGACAGCCCGCAGCCAAGAGGACATTTTCAACGTGGTGTTCGCCGGTGAAAACTGGGTGGACCCCGTCAACACCCAAACCGTCGCATGGGTGCGTGGGGCTGGGACTGCCGCCATGGTGAAGGAGGAGGAATACCTGCACTCCGGAGGCGTCAACAAAACCGAGTACCGGGAGCACAACGTATTCAACCAAAACCAAAGCTCTTTGCAGACTGCGGTTGTGGATTCCAGCACGTACGATTGCTTTACCATCGAGCACCTGAGCGAGAACGAGTCTTTCGGCCACCGCAGGTCTCGCCGCCCAATTACCCAAAAAGTGTACTTCAAGTCTGACGCTGCGTCAAAAGCGGCTTTCAGGACTTTGTTGCAATCGCTTGTAGCTTAATGTCGTTTGAGTTTTGGTCAGGGGTTGCGTCGTATGGCCAGCCCCTTTCTTTTTATCTTTACGTGCCATGTACCTAGATTTCATTGTAACCGACGAAACGAGCGCACCCGTTGCGTGGACCGCCAATTCGGTGGTAATGTTCAACAATGTCCCGTTGGCGTACGGGACGAATGGGTACACCGTGCCTGTTGCGTTAGGGGACACTGGGGTTGTAAGCGTGCAAATCATATCCGACAGTGGCTTGAACGTGCCTTACGAGGCTACGTTTACTGTGTTTGGGTACGATCTTGTGATACCTATCAAGCTAATAACTTATGCGGTGCATGATTCGAATGATATTTTTGGTTCTATTTACGGGTACCAAAAACCATGCTCTAACGAACTGTATTTTTATTGGACATCTTCTGACACACCTAACGAAATTGATTGGTTAGTCAATGGGGTAGAAGTACTACAAGCAAAAAACAATTTGTTTGCAGTGTTCAATAAATGCAACAGTGAGTTTACGTATGATCAAGTACAAGGGGAACTTGTAAAAGCTATTGCTTACAAAAAACAATACGGAAGTAATTGTGGATGTTCAGGTACTACGGTAGCAACTGCCGAAATTGAGTTTGAGATTGTACAAAGGTTGTTCAAAATACAAGCTCAATTCTTTGACGAGCAAACAAATTCATGCTCTTCAGGCGACTGTGATTGTTATATTTTAGGCGAGAGTATCACTGCATATTCCATAGTAGAATTCCCAGACTATAGCTACACAGTCGAAGGGGTTGAAACCCAGCTATGCGATGAATTGTCTCTTACAATGTCAGTGTACGAATCTGGGGATACCACGAACGTGCTGGCTACGGAAACGTATACTTTGTCTACTGCAAGCAAGCCTTTGGTATTTACCGAAGCAGAATCACTTGTCTTTACTTTAGACAGCAAAGGAACCTACACAATTTCTTACCAAGTTGGAACTTGCTGTTGTGAAAAAACCTACACTAAAGACATTGAAATATGCAACAATTACAATGTAACGCAAATCACCTGTAATACATACCAGTTTGAAAACTGTTCGTCTACTCAGACTTACTGGATACGATTGTATCAAGTGGCAAAAAATTACTATGGACAAACCATACCTGATTACCCAATTCCAACTTCTTCTGCGTTTATTTTAGGAAGCTCCACTTCATTTTTGTCTGTACTTCCGCAATCTACTCTGGACATTACAATGCCCAAAGACGGTATTTACGTGTTTCAGATAAGTACTTCAGAAGGACAAAATGAAACTACAAAAACATTTGTGTGGTACAATTGGTGCAATCTACGGGAATGTTACTTAAATGTACTACTCAAAATTTTATGTAGTGAAAACGAACCTTGTTGCGATCATTGTGCGGAAAAAGACATGTGGATGTTGAACAAGTTTATGGCACAATACCAGTTATTGTTCTCGATTATAAACTTGCAACACCAAAACGAAGTGTACATTGAAGGCGCTTTGTACAAATCCAAACTGACGTCATTGTTTGACGTTGAGGTTTTGCTAAACAAACTAGAGAAGTTGTGCAAAATCATGGGGGATTGTGGATGCCAATCTGACGTTTCATCTATCAAGACTGGAGGTGATTGTGGATGTTGAAATCGATACCCCGAAAGACTTTGTACCTAGCCTATCTGATCCGACGGTCAAAACCATACCGGATTTCATGGAGCTTAGGTGCTCCCCGCGCGACCCAAGCATTTTGGGCTTGTTCATACCGTTCAAATGCGAAGAAGTCAAGGGGTTGGACACACGGCCAAATCCATTTTTGTACGTTACACTGGATTCGTTGTTCGCTACTCTTTTTGCTGCGTACAAAGAAGAAGCCATTAGAGGTGAAACAGAGAAATCATACAAAACGTTTTACAAAATAATGTACTTACTTGCGTTAGTTGAATACTTACGATTGTTGCGGGTCAATTCTGATTGTGATGCAATTTTACACGCAAAGTATAAGTACGATTGTGTAAAAACAACTTTGGCTTGTAAATTCAAGTTAAACTTGGATGATTTCGTTTCAAATTTTGTTTCGTCTTCCAATTTAGGGATAGACCATATGACTATTTTGGAAGACACGGTTCAATGCAACCCTTTTACAATCCATTTGTGATTATGACAGTAGCCAAACGAATTCGCAGCTGGTTTTTCCAAGAAACCGCCCAAAAGAGCCCCCGCAATAACTCGGTTCGGTTTGGGCCTAACCACGACCCGTCTTCCAATACGTTCAAAAACTTGTTGGCTTCGTGCGTCAACATACTTGAAGACGCGTCTACGACAACGTCTGCCGGAATTGTAGCCCAAAGCACGCCAAACGACGTTGATACGGAAAACGATTCAGTCGTGTTAGACGGGGTAACGTACCCGTTGTCGACTACCCCCAAGCAGCTTCCCGTAGTGGAGGGCGATACGGGCCTGCCGTCCGTGTATGTAGTCCCTATGATGGACGGAAGCCGCAAGAAGTACATTGTCTCGTTGTATTCTGCGAGCGAAACGATATTGATCACGAACACGACACTTGCGGGTCTAAACCCCAGCCTAAGCCCTGCTGTAACGGTCGGAGGCAGCGCACCCCTTATAGAGGCGCATCGTCTTGGGGCGACCGTTTACGTAGTGGTCAAAGGCGGATTTTTAAGTCAATCACACCCAAGGGGGACCCGTATCCTGTTGGGTAAGTTAGGGGCTGAATTCTGCCCGCATTCGCTGTATTCCATGGGCTCGCCCACTGTATCGTCGGCGACGATCAGAAGCCAGCTGTCCGATGCTGACAGTGGGCCCGATGTGGTGAATTACGGTGCGTATGCCATCACGGACGATGGCGAGGTGTGGTTGATTGTAAACAACAACGCCAACATCAACCTAAGGGCCCATTTTACGTACTTAGGCAAAATGCTTGTGTAATGGCCACCTTGCCCGAAATACGATATGCCATTTTAGACAGGCTCCGTGGGGGTTTGACTTCTGACGACGAGCTGCTGTCAAACCGGGAGGTCGATTTTTTGGTACACAACAAACGGGCCCGTTTGATCAAGGAGTATTTGCAAAAGAACCGGGATGCCGTTCACCCCGAATTTTTGCAGGAGATCAAGTGCTATGAAACCGTCTTGGCGGACAAGTCGGAATGCTGCGACATCCAAAGCGATTGCTTGATACTGAAAACGAAGTACTTGCTTCCAAGCGTGTACAACAACCTGTTTGCTTTTATAGGCCCTATCGACCGTAGCCAAAATTTCCAGTTGGTTTCCGCCAACCGGTCCGTGTGGGATGCCTATGGCCGCTTTACCGCGAAGCTTCCCAAAGTGTACTACCTTAACAACCGGTTGTACATCACGAACAACAAGACGATTGAGTATATTCGCATCGCAGCTGTGTTTGAAAACCCAGTCGAATTAAGCGCAATCAATAGTTGCAACGGTGTTTGTTACGATGAAATGACATCCAAATACCCATTGCCTAATTACTTGGTTGACTTGTTGATTCAATTGGTGGTGGCTGATTTGGCTCAAACTACGTCCACGCACAATGACGAAGCGAACGATACAAGAAGTGGTCCCAGGACAAGACCATAGCACGTCAGTAAGGCTGATCGATTTGTTCCGGCATTATAAACAATTTGAAAAGTTGTTGCCTGAGAACGAAACAAAGAAGATGCATCATTCAACATATGGTAAAATACTCCGTTTTATGATGGAGTTGGTGCTGGATGATTTAATCTTTCGCGGTATTCCTATCAACATGGGATCGCTGGGTAAGATCGTAATCGAAGAAAACTCAGTCGCTTCTGCAAAAACTTTGCGTGTGGATTGGAAAAAAACCATTACGAATCGTCAAGTATGTTATCACTTTAACGAGCACAGTAATTACAAGTACTATAAATTCAAGTGGGTAAAAACACAACACAAATTTTGTAGCTACTATGTATTTCGTATACAAAGACGGAAAAAATCTATTTTGTCCAATGCTATTTTGGAGAAAAAATTGTTCCGAAATGGGTACCACGGAAAACGAAATATACAGTCCAACGTTGATTAACCAACTTGAAGTGTATGCGAATCAGTAGCGAAAATTATGTAAGCAGCAAACAAATAATCTCTAAAGTGTTTAGGGATTTGAACTTGCGCGACGACAACTCAGACCGTTGGCACGATTTCGTCGAATGGATCGGTGAGGGGATGGAGTTTATCCATATCCATGCCACCTTGTGCAAAAAACAAATTACGTTGCCGGTTGAAAACCACCGCGCTTTGCTTCCTTGCGATTACTATTCCGATGGGCAGGTATTGCAGCAAGACGTCTTTGCGAAGCAAAACGACTCGTTTTACCCGCCAGGAAAAGTGCCTTACTCGTTTTCGATCGATTTCCCTTATATAAACACCAGTTATAGGGATGGGGAATTGACGCTTGAGTATTTGGCGTTTCCTATTGATTCGGAAGGGTTTCCATTGATCCCTGACAACCCATATGTGCGTGAGGCACTTTTTTGGTATGTGCTGGCAAAAATGATCATGGGAGGGTACACTCATTCGGACCCTACGTTCAATTACCTGTACGCACGGGATCAATGGAAGGAGTACTGCCACAAAGCGAAAACGCATTACCGGATGCCACAGTCCATAAACGACATGGAGCAGCTTAAGACCAGCTGGCTACGACTGATACCCCGTATACACGAATACACCATCGGGTTTGCCAATTCCGTGTACCACGAAAACTTGAGCCTGTGATATGGAAAACCAGACCAAGCTTCAGGCAGTCAATACCTTCCTGAAAGGTATGAACAAAGACGCCGATGTGCTCAACCTGCAAGACGGCGAGTACATCGAAGCTTGGAATGTCGTCGACAATTCCGACAACGGCAGCGCGGCCATGCTGTCCAACGAGCGTGGGTTTGAATTGGCCTACGAGGCGGACCGAACTGAGTCCCATGCGGGCGACGCCGGTTGGCAGGTGATTGGTTCCTGCCCGCTTACCGGGGTAGGCCCAGACGGCAACTACTACCGGTGGCAAGTGTTGTTCTTGGTGCAGGCCATTGCCCCGTTTCGGTCCGAGATTGGGATTTGGGACTACGCCTCGAAGCAGTATCACACCAAGGTAAATGACGGCCTAACTTTCACCGGTACAGAACCTACATACAAAACCGGGTTCACGGTGAACAACGCAGGAACGTCCAAGTTAAACTTCAGCCGGCACTACCAAGTTGACGCCACTGGCCGGCAAATTGCCAACCTGCACCGGATCGCGTATTTCACCGACAACTTAAACCGCCCCCGGTACGTCGACCTAGACCAAGTAACGGACTACATAGACATCGCTAGGCAAACTGCTTTGTTTGCGGACATGGAACTCCCTGTATGCGAGTTCGTCGAGGTGGTGGACGGCGGGAATGTAAAGCCGGGGTCGTACCAGTTCATTGCCCGGTACCTTTCAAAAGACCTGTTGCCCACTACGTTTGGGCTGCCTTGCAATCAAATTCCTGTCGTGGACGAATCCGAGGCAAGCAATTGGATAGCGTACGATGGGATTGGGTACATTAATGCAGTCGGGGTAAAAAGCATCAAACTAACAGTATCCAACTTAGACCCTATTTATGACTACGTTGAAGTGGCGGTTATTTACCGGGAAGGTTCTGATCTTAGTTTTAAGGCCCGCACGTTTAATAGGTTCAAGATAACCCAAAGTTCTATTGAGGTTCTGTTTGATGGGAATTTTCCTGACAATTCACAAGAGTTGTTATTGGAAGACATTGTACAACGTCCTATATCCTACTCGAAAGCGGCGCACATAATACAAAAAGACAACCGGCTGCTGCTATCAAACCTTGAAAAAACCCAATACTACGCAGAGCTGCAAAAAGTAGCGAACGAGATAGTGGTTTCATACACCATCAAAAATATTGATTACGACGTATTTCAGCAAAACCCATCCAGCAAGCCGGGGTACAAGTCCACTTACAATTGCTACAAAAACAAAGGGTACCAACGAGGTGAATCCTATTCGCTGGGGTTTGGGGTTATTTTCAAGGACGGGTCGTTGTCGGAAGCTTTCCATATACCTGCGTTCCGGCATCTAAGTGATTCGGACTATTCGGATTGGCTGGCCATGATGGCCACTTCCGGGGAGCAGCATCTTAAGGCGGACACTTCGTCAAAGCGGGTGGGGGTTTACAAATCGTTGCAAACCACCCAGTTGTATAACGCACCATCTTGGCGTACGCCTGCCGTGAACGCGGCATTGGGGATAAGCGCCAGTGATCCGTTCCCGATTTGCCACCATTTCATGCCTACCCTGAAACAGGAGCCCCATTTTGCCTATCTCCCTGTAAGTCCTCCGCAATGTTCGGTCCGGGTATTGGGGCTAAAATTCGACAACATCGATTTTAGTTATATAACCGACACCTTTATTAGGGAAACGCTTAAATCGAACATACAAGGCATATATTTCTGCCGTGAGGAACGCAACACGATAAACAACCGGACTATACTGGCGCAAGGGTTTCACAACAAGGCGATGTGGTTGGAATCCAACGATGTTTCCCGGTACAACATATTGCACCTCAACCCATTGAACGGAGACACGGATGTGCAGCACCCAGGGGCGGATGCTTTCATGTACCATTTCGTTTTTTCAAGGGACTTCCACGATTCCACAAAAGATCAAAACACGCGGTACGTAAGCAGCCGGTATTGTGGGTTTTGGTCGCCCGACACGATTTTGGCAAACAGGGAAGTGTCCCCCAATTATATTACTCCGGAACTCCGGCTCAATGAAGACTACCCGCGTGTCATTGCGTCGACGGACACTAAACAATTCGTCAACCATTCTTGGTATTTGGAAGCTTGGGGAGGTGTTGATATTGTGTACGAACCGTACTACAACGCGACGCTTTCACAGCGCAGGTCCATAAAACGGTTATGGAAGCAAGCGTACAGCCCATCGTCAGCTGTTTTATCCCCTGTTAAAACCAACCCATTGTTCTCAACCGACTTAGACATAGATGACTCGTCATTTCCTACTCCGGTTGCCGTCCAGGGCACCAAAGTGTGGAACAGGGGGACAGAAGACTACTTGCTGCTTGAGCTGCACGACGCTGCCGCTAACGACGTGGTGGGGTTCTCCGAGACCCTTATCAACGACACCAATTCGACTTCCAACAGCGCCAACAACATATACCATTATCCATTTGTTTTGAATTCTGTTTCGGGCAGGGACAGGTATGATCTTACCATTTCCAACTCTAGTTTTACAAAAAGTGTCCATAGTAGATACTTGTCCAATTTGCGGGTTCATTTGACGGCTCAATACGGAACTTTGGACAATAAAGAGTACTCGATTATAGACTCGCTTTATTTTAATCTGAATCAAATAACATTTGTCGGCGACAAAATCTACTTTGGCAGTCAACCGTACTTTTTTGCGTTTAACGGGGACACTTTCGTTTGTCAGTTTTCGTACCGAAATTCGGCCGCTTTTCGGAGGGTTGGGGCAGGCGTTACTTACCAAGGCATAAATGCTAACCACCACCTGCGCACAGTAACGTCGTTTTTTGTCGAATGCGCTACGAATGCAGAATACCGGCACCGGGAACTGGATCAAAACGGGAACTACGGGCCTCCATACTGGCCAAACCCAACGGGTACCCCTTATTCCTTGAGCGACCCGGACAGCGTTTGGGGGTACGATTCGGTGGCGGGGCAAGCGAAAGGGTACAATGAACAATACTCACTCCTAAGCAACACCAAGCCAACGTTCTCGTTTGGGCTAAACCCGTTGTTTGTAAACAGGTTCCCCACTCGGACAATCTACTCGCAGTTTTCAGAAGAAGGAGAGCAGCAGGACAGGTACCGCATATTCCTGCCGAACGACTACCACGACCTTCCAAAACATTCCGGGGAGATCACCAACCAATTTGTCTGGAACGGCGAGTTGTACTTGCATACGTCTGCGTCTTTGTGGCGGACGTTTTTCAATTCGATGGGGGCTATCGCTTCCACGTTGGGGGAAGTTTACCTAGGGACTGGAAAGGTGTTCGCCAAGCCAAGCCAAGAACTGTTTTCCCTTGACGGCGGGTATGCCGGCTGCCAGCACAAATGGGGGTCCGTAACTACCCCTTTTGGGCATTTCTTCGTCGATGCGCAGAATGCCAAGGTGTTCTTGCTGACCGACACCTTGGAGGAAATATCGTACGAAGGCAGGATGAGCAAATGGTTTTTGTCCAACCTACAGTTGCAGCAAAACCCTTACTCGGCAGGCCATCCGTTGTACAACCCCAACTTCAACAACAACCCGGCCAACCTGTTTGCGACGGGCATAGTGGCCGTTTACGACCAACGCCACCGAAGGGTGCTGTTGGGGATCAATTACCAAGCGGACGACTCCACCAAATACCATACCCTTTCGTACTCTTTCCTAGGCAAGATCTGGCGTTCGTTCCATTCCTACCGGCTGGCGCACCCATTCCACATAGGGAACCAAGTGGTGGAGAAATACGGGTCTACCTTGGAGTTCGTGTTTTTCGAACACGGGGTAGGCGATTTTGGAAACTTCCCCATACAAGTCCCACCGTGGCTGGATTCGTTTCCAAGTTCGATTGAGTTTGGGGTGCGGGAATTGCCGGACGTAACCAAGACGTTCACAAACCAAACGGTGAACATGGAAGTTACCGACATTGACACTTCCTTGAAGTTGTACAACTTGTTTTTCGCGGCGGCCAGGTACCACAACGAGTTCCAAAACTCAGGCGAGGTAGCTTTCAACCTGTCCTACCCAACCTCCACCAACTACAACGTGGACAATGTAAGGTACGTAAACCGCGAATGGAGGCTGGCAATTCCGCGCGACATGGTGGTGGACAAAATGCAGCCATTGGAGTCTACGTCAAACTTATACCAACCGATAGGGTCAATACCTCCGCCTGCCTTGTCTTATTTTCAAAAACTAAAGGGCAAGTTTCTAAAGATCAAGTATATTTGGGACAACAACGTAAACAGTCGCGTGCGGTTTGATTTACGGTACATAAAGACGTTTTTCCGCCCTAACCACAGGTAGCCATGAAGAAAAAACGATGTGTGCAAAAAGCGGCCATGGGGTTGCAGCGCGTGGTAGTTCCGCCCGAGTACGCCGCCGCAGAACAGCTTGGGTCTACTTTGGGCCTTGCCGGGCAAGGCGCGTCTTTGGGGATGACTTTTGGCGGCCCTGTGGGGGCGGCGATAGGAGGCGGGGCTGGACTGTTGGTAGGGGCAATCGGCACCCAATTGAAAGCTAATTCGATCAATGCCGCCCGGCAACAAGCCATGCAGGAAAACATGCGAAGGGCAGAAGTCGAGCGTATGAATTTGGGCCGGGAGCCTAGCCAGATTTCCCCTACCCTTTACCAAGACGGAACCCAGCATTTGGAAACCCCGTTGGCAATGGCAAAGCCCATAGAAGTCGAAAAAGGGGAGCTTTTGTTTGGGAAAGACCCGGAAACTGGAAACATCTACCTAATCCAAGACTTCAAAAATGCGAAGCCACATACGAAGGGGGGAAAGGTTATTACGGCTAAGTCAGGGCAGTTCATCGCTCCGGCAGCCAAGCGCGAAGAATTCCTGCGCGCGTGGGAACAACGAGACCAAGCCAAGCTGGAACGGCTGCGCTTGGAATTGCCGCGGGACCGCGTTGCGACCAAACAAGTACTGGACGCGATAGCAGAAAACAACCCCAACATGGAACCCCCTGCATACCAACCTGTTGAGCAAGCCAAAAAAGGGAAGCGCATAGACATCCCCAAGTACAAGAAAGGCACTTCTGGGTTTGAGGCGTACCAAGACGGAGGGCCAATCCCGTTTTTGTACCAAGACGACACCCCTTACTACACAAACCCCTTCCCAGGTTTAACCCCTTACACTGGAGACCCGTCGTGGATGCCCCAGTTCGTCCCGCCGGTCCCGGCGTACCAGCCGTCCAACACGATGGGGAGCGTCCCAGCCGCAACAGAGTACGGGCAATACGGTAACGTGCCTTACGCGACGGCAAACCCTGTTTTGCAACCAGCGCCGGCGGTGCCTCAACCACAAGTCCAATTGCAAACCCAACCACAAGCAACTCCAACGGTTACCCCGTTTGGCGCCGTTGCGCAAGGGTTGACGCAGTTGCCAAACGTGTACAATTCGTTGCGCGGGTTCCTTGAACGCCCGGAAGTCGTGCAGCCTATTGTAACGCGCCCGGAAGAGCAGATGTTCGTGGACCGCTACAACCCGCAACGCAGGCAGGTGCTGGAACAACAGCGTCTGGCAATGGCGCAAGTGGCCGGGGGAAACCCGTCCGTGATGGCTGCAAACCAAGCCATAATCGCCGCTCGCAGCGCGGGGATGCAGAACCAGATCAACTCGCAAGCCGCAAACGAAGCTTTGGGGATTGACGCGGCCAATTTGCAGCTGCGGAACCAGTTCGCCCAGCAACGGGACCAAGAAATGAGGCGGGTGGAAGACTTGAACGCACGGAGCAAGGCTGCCGTTACCCAATTCCAAACCCAAGCCATGACCGGGATTGGGCAAACCGGGGCCGACTTGTACCGCAACATGCAGATGCAGCAGCGGAACTTTGCCATGGAACGGGCCCAAGACCGCCAATACGAGATGCTTGCGCAACGGGACGCCTCCGCCGCGATAGCAAGGCTGGAGGACAACCCTGATTACGTGGCTTACCTTACGGACGACCGCATCGACCAGATTTTTGGGATGAACCCGCAGCTCGCGCAAGCCGTAAAGTCGATGCGGGACCACCTTAGGCAAAACGGGTACACCCGCCCAGCCTTGAGCAGTTCGCTTGGATTAAACACGACCAATTCGCTATGGCCATAAACCGGTACGAAGTCCCTGCCCAACCCGTAAGGCTGTCCCCTTACGTACAACAGTTTGTGCCCGTCCCGTACGTAGGGGTCCCAGTGGACCAGATCGGGGCGGTGGCGGAAGCCGTGCAAAAGCGCGCGGACGAAAACCGGGCAAAGACGGAAAAGATGGCAGGCCTTGTGCGTGCCATCGACGTTGCCCCTTGGGCCCGCGACCGGCAAGTGCAGGAACAAATCGTGCAAGAGCTGCAAGGGAGGGTGGACGAACTGTCGGGGACTTTCGAGCGCGGCTACGCAGACCGGCGTTATTTGGGGGCGATTGAAAACATGGCAAACCAGTTGGGCCATGACCCAAGGATCAAAGCTTTGAAAACCAGGTTAGAATACTACAAGGAATACCAAAAACGGCTACAAGAGCTCCAAAACAAGGGGTTACTCCACCAAGACCTGCCCAATGTCGCCAGCGAAATGCAATGGGTAAACCAGCAAAACGACGTCGACAACTGGGACAACCGGCTTGAAGCGCGCAGTTTCAGCGGCATGGAAGAGCTGTTGGATTGGCGGAAACGCAGGGAAGGGTTTTTCGACAATACCCATGCGTCGAGAACGGAAAACGGGTACGTTACCATCACCCAAGACGGGCGTGTGTACCATTCCACCGGTTCCGTGGAAAGCAACCGCCAAGTGATCGACAGTCTGCTGGGCATTACGCGCGACGCATCGGGCCGGCCTACCACACAGTCCATGATGCAGTCGTCCGCGTTGAGGGATTACCTGACAACGGCGGAAGGCAGGCAAGAAGCGGGAGTCTACACGACGCAAGGAAGGCGTGCCGGGCTGTCGGGTGAAGACCTCCAGAAATACGTGCTCCAAAACGTGTACGATTCGCTGGTTGGCACCGCCGAAGAACGTTTGTTCAACCGCCAAGAAAGAGACCAGACGGTGTCGTTTGCGCCCGAACATTGGGGCGGAAGCCAAGAGCAACAACGCGCCGGGATAGTGGCAACGGATTCGTCCCGTGAAAACGCCGCGTTTGCCAGCAAATTCATCGACTATTTGACTGGAACCCGGGAAGGCACCCCACAGCAACGTAATTTGTACTTTTCCATACTACAAAGTCCCGGGTATTTGCAAGCTTTTAATGCGGTGGACAAAACCAAGTTATCTGAGGCATTACAGGCTTTAGGGTATTCGGAAGAACGTGCAAACCAAATGGCAAACGATCCAGCGGTTGTAGCTGGATTGTGGGGAGGTACGTCAGCCCATCGGAACCGCAGCTTTGCAGAACGCCTTGGAAGAAACACGATGCCGTTCATGAATCCGTTATTGGGGGCTCTCCTCCTGTATCAAGAAGACGAGTTGAAAGACGCGTTGGGCCCAATCACCACTTACATGGATGGAATGGTCAATGACTTAGGACGCCGGAACCAATCCACTTACTCGCTTGCGGTAAACCCATCCTCTCCCCAATACAGGGTTGTGGCGCAACAAGCCTCGGTTACGCTGTCGCCGGAAAACTATGCCAACTTGGAGTACTTCGACGCCAGTTCAAACACTTGGAAACCTATGACGGAAAACCAAGTGGCACAGTTGAACCTTGCCAAAATGTACCAGCGAAACCAGCAGTCTGGACGTTACCAAGATTACCAATTGATGTTGGACGGCGGCAGGCCGTACATTACACAAACCTTGCCTTCAAACGGCAACAACCCGGCGCTCAAGGTACGCGGGCAAGTCTTGGATCCTGTCCAGCGTGCGCAGTTCAACCAGCAGATAGCGATTGGCATACTGCCTAACGTAGACACTACCCCAGAGTACATGAACACGTTGCGGTACGTAGTGACCGAGCAAGCCTCGCAGGCTTTTGGAATGGATCCTGAGGAGTTTGCGTTGACCATGGAAATGGCAAAACACATGCGCGTGCCGATTGGCAACCTGGGCACCATCGAAACAACCACCACCCCGGAAGGCCAACGGATAGTCGTAACCCCTACAAATGGCCAACCCGTAGTGTACCAAAACGAACTGGAGTTTTACCAATCGTTCTTACCCCGTTAAAACTTCATGCTACCGATCAACCAAAACCAAACGCCGCCTTCCCCTATCGATGTATTGAAGCCTCCCCGTCAAGGAGCCAATACGCCTCCCGCTTGGTTTGACATCACGACGCAGTCGACGACACTTCCGGGGGATGTTTCGTACCGCCAGATGCCAAATGAACGATATGAATACCCAGTTTTTACGTCCCCTGAGCAGGCTTACAGGGAAAGGTACAAGGCACAGGGGTTGCTGGAAACGCTTGGAAGGGGTTTGGTAAAAACTGCAAATACTTTTGCGTCAACGATATACGGAAGCGTAGGCGCCGTGGCTGGGCCGGTCTATTCGTTGTTCGACTCCGAACCGGTAGTTGCGGGGAATGACATTTTTAGCCGTACCAGCAGGTCCTTGGCGGAAATCGACCGCCAAACCAACCCGATTTATGACATTGACCCCTATCAATTCGAAGCCACCGACTTGTTCCGCATTGCCCCGTCTGCCGTTGGTTCTGGCTTGGGGTTTTTGGTGCCGGGCACGGCCGTGGCCAAAGGCATTGGGTTGCTTGGGGCTGGCGTTACCGCAATTGCACGTGCGCGGCAGCTTACGCAAGTCGGTCAGGTGCTTGGGCGGGTGGCTACAAACCCGGTTGTACAGCTGGTTGGACAGCAAACCACGTCCGGCATTGCCATGCGCCATATGGAAGCCTACATGGAAGCTTCCAATTTGTACCAAGACATCAAAAAGCAGCTCACTGCAAATCCTTCCTTGATCTCCCCTGAAGCTCGCCAACGCATTGGGCAAGAGCTCATAGCGGACGGTATCCCCGTAACGGACGAAGCTTTGGTAGAATACCTCGCAGGCGAAGGGGCTGTCAAGGCATACCAGCTGAACTATTCGAACCTGTTGTTCGACATACTCCAGATGGGGACCTTGGTCCGCCGTTTTGGCCGTACGGGGGACGGGTTGCTGGACGACGTAGTGGACGCTGCCCATAAACGGTTCAGGACCGGCCAAGACGTAAGCGACCACCTTTTTGCAGGTTCCTTGTCAGACGCGCGCAAGCAACTGGCGAAATCCATGCGGCTTACCTCGATACGCGAGGCAACGCTGGGCCCATTCAGCGAAGGCATCGAAGAGTTGGTCAACAACGCCGCCCAGCAGACAGGGGCGTTGCACGCCTACCAACTGGCCACAAAAGGGAAAAGCGACGCTTCGTTTTTCGACAACTTTGGCGGGGAATCGTCGGTTGAATCGTTTGTCGGCGGGCTGTTGGGAGGCATCGCTTTTGGAGCGCCTGCCATACGGGATGCAGTATCACATCCAGCCCGTTTTCAGCAAGAAGCCGACCAGAGGGAAGAAGCGACCCGTAGTTATTTGACCCGGCTAAAAAAGCAGCAAGAATTGACGGAGCAATACTGGAAAGATGTAAATGACATCGTCAACAATCCAAACCTGTCAACTGAACAACGCGATTTGGCGTTGGACACGTTAAAAGCGACCCACTCGTATGCAATTGCTGGGTTGGCGATTGAAAACAACAACCTGCCATTTATCAAACGTTTTATCGCGTCGTCTGATTTTGACAACGTTTCTAGGTTGATACTGGCGCAACAATCGGGTACCGCGCCTAGTGAAAACACACCAGTTTCACTGAATACTCAAGTTTCCCCAAGTACTTCGACACCGCCGGTTTCACCAACTATTTCGACCTTTCTAAATACTCCCACTCCCACTTCCACAAACACCCCTGTTTCCCCAAACACAACTGCACCAAAACTGCTTTCTATCATTGAAGACGAACTTAAAAAACTACGCACTCACTTAACCAGGGAAATAAACACCGCTGAAAAAATAACGCGAGAAGCCAAGCTTGAGGGTAATCGGATTCCAAACCCTGAATTGCGGACGGCTTACATAAGCACTAAATATAACCTGCATACTAAACGTTCGGCTATGCAGATGTATTTAGACCGCAACCAAAAGTTGCTTGAAAAAGCACGTCAAGACAGTAGCATACCAAGCGAGGTTTTAGATAGCCCTGAAGTTCAGTTATTTGCAAAAAGCTTTGCACAGCAGTTATTGTTAGATGACTTAACTGCTCTTGAAGCTCCAAACGATACGCAACATGAATTGTCCCGTAAATTCCAAGACAAATATGTAACCCCACATTACAAAGCTCAGGTTGAAGCTCTCACAAAACAATTAGCTTCGCTTGAAGAAGCCGTTAAAGAAGCCAAACAAAACATACAAAAATTAGAAAACGATCTAAATGAATACGAAAGCAAACCTCCTAGAGACCAAGTAAAAGAACACTTAGCTGCAAAAGTGGAGGCTTTGGAAAAAGCCAAAGCTAAACAACGGGTGTTGGACCAATTTGTGGACGGTATATTGCAAGGAAACAGAAGCGATTTTGTAATCGCTCTTGCCACTCAGTTCCACACTAAAACCATTCTCGAATCATTAAACGACGCCATACGCAACTTAACTCCTCGAAACTTTTTGGATTTCATTAACGATACCAAAAAAGAAGTCGATCAAAAAATAAAGGAGCAAAAAGCACAACAACAGGCCCAAGCACAAGAACAAGCACAATCTGCAGTTCCTCCTTTGGACGAGACTGCACAAGCGTCCCAATTCGCCGAAGCGCAAGCCCAATCTACCCTTGGTCAGGCAGAAAGCAACCCCTCGGTTGAGGCAGAAGCCCCGGTGGAAAGTGTGGCCCTTGACGAAGAGGCCATAGAAAACGAACCTGTACCAACGGATGTTGTTCAAACACAACCGGTTGAAGATCCCAAGCCTGCATTGCCCCCGCAGGTGGCACCAACTACGCCTGAGTCGCATACCCAACAACAGCCGTCGACGGAAACCACCGTCCCGTTTGTGCCTATATCGATTCCGTCCTGGCATTTCACCAACAACGATACCAACTTCAACCAAGTGTATCCTACGTTGGCGGTTACAAAACTTACCCAGGAAATCGTAAGCACGCTGCGAAAACTTCAGACGCTTACCCCTGGAAAAACGGTAACCATCACCAAAGACGAAAACGGTGATTTTCTAGTGAGCTGGTCCCACAAGAACAAGAAACAGGTCTTGGTGTACAAAGTGGGAACCCCCCAGCATTCGGAAATCGGAAAGCATTTTAAGCCCGGCGTAGCCAAGCTGACCCGCAAATTGACCCACAGCGACGTACTGTTGCCTGTTTCGTTGGTTGGCGGTCCCATAGACCAGCCCATTACGATACGCCAGCTGCTTTTGGCCTACGACTTAGACGACTTAGGTTACAAAGTGGTCCCCGTTACGGACGACAAGGCATTGGTAGGGACTTCCGACATCGAGCCTACCGGTGGCCGTGTACAGCACGCAAGCGACCCCAACCTGTTGTTTGGTGTAAAGTCCGCGACGTTTCGGGCGATGCGTGCCAAGTCCGGCATAAGAAACGAGGCTTACGCATACCTAGTCGCCCCGGACGGTTCGAAGACATTGGTCATATACGAAGACCTGCAAGGCAAGCCACTGACTTTGGAAGCGTTGGCTGAGTTGAACTATTCAGCGATCACAGGCGGGATCAAGCTTCCGCAAAACTTTCCCCTTGAACGGCTTGTGGGGGAAGCCAGCACATTGCCGGTTACTCATACCATCAGTTTTGGGATACACATCACCAACTTCAAGCCCGTTTACGAAACTTCAGCGCAACCCACTCCGCCGCCAACGGCAGCGCAACGACAAACCACGGAAGAAATTAAGGTGCAGTCGCCTGCAACGGATGGGGCGCAGAGCCCAGTCGTCGAGCCCAGCCTAGGCACGAAAGAGATGCCCACCCATTCGATGAAGCCCATCAACCGGAAAAGGGCAATCCGTTGGTGGACCAACCGGTTCCCGAACGTGCCGTTTGAGGTGGTCGAAAACGTGCTTTCGTACGGTGGGCAAGCTGCTTGGGGGTTGTTCAAGGACGGGGCGGTCCAAGTGTACAAAGGGGCCCCGGACAAAACCACGTACCACGAAGCGTTCCACGTGGTCATGCGGATGAGCCTCCCCGAGGCTACCTACAAGCGGTTGATTGCCCAAGCCCGCAAGCAATACAACTTGGTCAATTCGACGGACCAAGAGGTGGAAGAGTACTTGGCCGACTTGTTCGAGGAGTACGAAGCCACGCGCCAAAGCGCAGGCTTGTTCAAGCAATTGTTGCGGTTTTTCGAAAAGCTGATCGCTTGGATACGGGACGTAGTGCTGAACCCAGACTATGATTCCATTCCATTGTTGTTTAGTGGGTTGTCTAACGCGGTTCCTTCTTTGAAGCGAACGGATCGGATGGACTCGTTTTATGCAAAGCACGCCAGTTCGTCCGCCCCCAAGCTAATCGAAGGGTTGACCCCCAAACAAGACACCCAATTCATCCGGGAGACTTCGGACCAGATCGTATACTACACCCACCTGATAAACACTGCCCGGGAAGGGAGCGTTACGGATGCCGGGCTGGCGGCTTACAACCAACTGCGTAAGCTGCTGTTGGAATACCAGAAAAACAGGGAGTCCGTGCAGGACCCTCAGCTGGCTTTGAACAAGCCTGCGTTGGAAATATCCAACATAGGCCAAACGATGCAGTTTTTGGCGTCCCCCTTTTCAGACCTCACCTCCCCTGAAATTGTGGACAGCCAAACTTCCGACGACGATGAAAGGGAAGACGCGCCAGTGGAAGAGGCCAGCGAAGTGTGGCAAGAGGTGGTAAAACAAGAGCTGGAGGCTGAAACCGAAGAGCAAGGCCCATCGCGTCCCTACATAGAGCAAGTGGTGCAGGCGTTGGTCTGGAATTCGCTGTATAAAAAGTACTTAGAGGTCAAAGGGTCAAACCCTGATTTGGCATCCCAGTTGGAGGCTGTGTTGGGATCTTATACCAGGGCCCGCAACTTGGGGTACATGAACCCGTTCGACCGCTCGTTCCAAGAGGTGCTTACCCGGTTTAACGTCGAAAACCTGGAAGACTTTTTGGTGAACGACGACGAAATGGAAAAAGATTGGGACGGGGCGTTTGACAAGCTGTCCTTGACGAGGTCGATGAGCAAAGACCTCAAACGGTTAATCAAGCTGCTCCCTGAAAAGATGCTGACTAGCTCGCTGTCTCCGGCTGACGCAGTATACGTACCAACCACCTACTACCCCAAAGACAGCGTTTCCTATCTGAATTTCGAGGATGCGTACGCCACGCTGGAATCTACGTTGATCGGTTTGGTTACGTGGGATGACATGCGCCGGCAATTGCAGGCGCTGGGGCAGGTGCGGCCCGGGTTTTTGGAGTTGGTCGCAACTTTGGACGACAACTCCATCCTACGGGACAAGTTTGTGTACTTCTTTGACAAACAACTACAGAAAAAGATCGTAGTGTTTGTATCGCCTTCGCGCATTTACACGGGAAGCAGCAAATTTTCAAATGAAAGTGTCCAATACATTTACAACACCATACAAAGCAATTTAGACAGCTTCGGTCTAGATTACATCTTGGGAATCCGCAAGCCCTTGAACTATGCAGCTATATACCAGTTGCCATACGAGAAGCTTCTGGACGCCATCACCAAGTTTATCACTGAAACTGGGTTGGCTTTGAAAATCCAAGGCGTTGACGACAATGGCAATTTTGTTTACCACAACCTCACTCGGAAGGCTTTGGATTTACATTTCAGTAAAAACCAAATGCCTTCGATTACGGAGGAGCAAAAACGCGAAGCTGCCGTTGAATACTTAAAGACGTTTGTGGGGTCTACGCTAAGCTTTACCACGACAGAATTCTACATGGCCAAAGGGTACTCTGGCCGCAACGCCGCCTACCGGGAAGCGTATGCAACCATGACCCCGGAACAAATCCGTGAGGACAAAGCGCTGTACATCAAGTTGTTGCTTACAAAGCAGACAGGACGTTTGCCGGCTGCCATACAGCCTTTCATACCGTTTGCAAACTTGTTCAAGAGCAACCAAGAAAAGAACGTGGACGGGGAGCCGTACTATGCAGCTGCCGTTTCAAACTACCTTAGCGACCTTGCCAAGTTGTTCGACAAAATCGACGACAGCAAAATGGAAGCCATACGCTTGTTGGCGTCGAGGCACGTGGCGGCTGTCCGTGCGGGCAACAAAGCGTCCCCTTACTACCACGACGCGTTTTTTGAACAGCTGGTAAAGTACAGCCCCGATGGAAGTTGGTATGTAAACTATGAACTGCTTGAGCAAAACCAAGTGTCGTTAAACCCGATCGACGGGATTAAACAGCTTGGGCCTTCCTTTGGGAAGCGTCCAACTGGGCGCAAAATCAGTTCGCTGTTGTTCAAGGATGAATACGACAAGTACGAAATTACCTTGTTTTACCGTGGGGGTAAAAACAACAGCGTTCGCATCACCACTCAAGCGCATGCGGACAGCCCTTCTTATTGGGTGTTTAACGTTCCCCGGCTGAATGGCATCGTTTCCGTCGCTGAACTGTCTACCAAAAAACACCTGCTGCTCAAGGAGGTGCAGGACCAACTGAAAGACGGTGTCGAGCTTTTCAAAAACGAGGTCATAAAGGACCTCCAGTACGAGAAAGCCCGGATCAGCCAGCAGTTGCGCATTTACAAAATGCTCCACGTGGGAAGCCCCAAAAACGTTGGGCTGGTGATTCCCGATTTGTTTGAAACCGGGCCCGGGGGAACCGTAAACTACGGGGAGTTTTCGGGGGACATCAAAACTGCTTTAGACAACATAGCACGTATAAACATTGCTTATAGGCAAAAAATGAACCGCGATGACGATTTGCTGATCGAGCATCGCGATTTCAAGATAGACGTTGCCAACAACAAAGTACGTGCCGGCAACAATTTGAAGTTTGTTACTTATGAGCATTTGCCTTCTATACAGCAGTTGGAGGTTGTAAACGGGACCTACCGGGAAGACGTCAACTGGGACGTAGTGTTTGAAAACGCAGCCAAGGAGTTTTTGGTCGAGACTGGGGCTTCCGTGGACACGAACGACATGGAGGAGCTTTTCAAACGGCTTGGGCTGTACACTCCAACGTTTGAGTATAACCAGATACCCAAAAGCTTGGTTTACAGGCTGATCCGTTTGGAGTTTAGGTACCACCAATTTGTGTACCGCCGCACTTTGGACACGCTCACGCTAGGCCATACCAGTCAGTACAAATCCCTTATAGACAAAAACAAGCGTGCGAAAACGATTGTATCCCCTACGCAAAAAGGCATAAACGAGCACGATACCGTTAACACCATCCTGATACAGGACATAGAGCTTGAAATGTCCAAGGATGCCATCGAAAAGGGGCTCGGCAAGCCGGGGGATACCATCAACGCGGCAGACGCGCAGGTATGGGTTACGCCGAGGTTTTTGGAACGGTTCCTTCGCAACCAAGGCAGGTGGGAAAGGTCTTGGGACAGTCCCAACAATCCTGTGTACAAATTGTTCAACGGCAAAGAGCTGACCCCGAAAGAGTTGTACCAACTCAACAAGCTTGGATTTTTTACCCCCATCAAACCGTTTTACGTAGAGCAAAAGTACAACCCGTCAAGGCAGGACTCGTACCTCCGGAATGCAAAACTGTCGATGAGCATCATCTGGCCGCAGCTGCATTCGTTCAAAACCCGCAACGAATTGGCCAACTTGATGGACGGGGACAAGCCCGTCGACATAATCATGCCGTCTTCCGCCGCCAAGTTTGGGTGGGGCACTTACTCCACGCTGTTTGACAAAGAGGGAAAGCTGCTCCCCGAAGACCAACGGAACATAAGGTCTTTCCCCACCTCAATGAAGTACTGGGGGGTGCAGATGACAGTTCCGTCCGAAGTGGAGAACGAAACCAACAAGTTGTCCGCGCAGCTCCGCAAGGTGGCGATTGCGAACTTGGACGCGGAAGCGCATTACAAAGTGAACGTCAACGGGAAACCTACCGTGATGCAGGGGGAAGAGCTGCAAGAGGCTTACCACATGCTGTTGGCTAGTATGTACCAAGACAACTTGGAAGTCCTTAAAAAAGAACTGTTTACAGAAGAAGGGGACCGGATCGACGTAGACAAGTTGATGGACTACCTGGAGAGCGAGCTAAGGAAAAAAGCCATCGACAGGTCCGTGGAGGAATCGTTGTACAGCGGGGCGTTCTTTGATTTCCCGGCTTTTGGCGACCGTCCCGAGGCGTTCCTGTCGTCTTTGGTGCAGCGCAAAGGCATAGACCTCCGTACCCCGGGGTATTCGGCGGTGGCAGTGTCTTCCATAGGGTTTGACATCGACCCAAAGGACTTCCGCAACGACGGGCTTTCGCACAAGCAGGACGTAAGCCTTGACCCTGAGTGGCTGGCTAAATGGAAGCCTGCCGGTCCGGACTTGTCCAACAAGAACGAGATTGACCTTACCAAGGTCAACCCGAACCCTTACGCAAGCAAAGACCAAAGGAAATCGTCGAAGGCAAACAAGGCGATCATCCACCCCAAGTCGGTCAAGTCCTCCAAACTGTATTTGGACGCGTGGAAAGCGATAGGGAAAGCGAACGTTGGCCAATACGAAGCCACCGACATGGTGTTCGTTTCGGTAAACGGAAACACGGCAGGCCGGGCCCCGGTGTATAAAGAGGAGCTGATGAAGGCCATAGAGGCGCGGGCGGATTTCATCGCGGATGGGCCGTCGTCCCGTAACCGGGAGTACAATGTAGGGGAGCGGGAGTTTGCCAAACTTATGGCGGAGAACGACTACGTGGAGTTGGCGTCAAAAGACGGCCAAGTGGCCATTTTCCACCACCGGGACAAGTATTCCGCGAAGAAAGAAACCCCCAAGCTCGGATGGGCAAAACTCCATACCACAGCTGATGGAAACGACATTTACATAGTCGAGGCTTTGGTTCCTGCGTTTAGTTCCGCCTTGTACCGACGTAACAAATCGCTAATTGCGTTTAAGCACATCACCAACAAGGACGACCTGCTCCACATAGCGTTCCGCCTGCCAAACGAAGGGAAGTACTCGACGTTCATCGTCAAGCCCGTGGGGATACTTGGCCCTGCTTACGGGCCGTCTATAGTGGTGGCGGACGAAATCATCACCCAGACGGGCATGGACTTTGACGTAGACAAATTGTACACGCACACCCGTAACCTAGTGAACAAGAACGGGAAAGTGTACGCGATCCCCTCGTCCATGACCACTACGTCGTTGGCCAACACAAACAAGGGCCGGCGCTTGGCCGAAAAACAGCGGCACAACCAGCTGCTGGATTTTTACCTCACCCTGTTCGGGGCGCCCAACCATTTCGACGAAACGCACTCGACTTCGTCTTTCAACAAGATGAAGGAGTACAACAAGGGGCTGTCGCAGTCCGCCAAAAAAGCGCACCCCGTCAACTTGAACACTCAATTGTTGGAAGACGGGGCTCAAGGCAAAAAACTGATCGGCATAGCCGCGAACATACTGTCTACGTTTGGGATAGCACAGGCGTTGAACCTGAACTTAACGTCACGGGAAGGGACGCGCGTAAACTGGAGTTACGACAACAAATACGTAAAACACGACAAAAACCAAGGGTTGATCATAGACTCTTTGAAAGAGTTCGTGGCGGCGGTGTTGGACATGAGCAAAGACCCCCAGATTACCATATGGGGAGGGAACACAATTACGGTCCCGCTTGGGATGTTCATGATTTCGTCAGGTGCTTTCACATTGGACGAAACCTTGGCGTTGCTAGGCTCTCCTATGGTAAACCAATACACGCAAGTGATGTTGGCGGTTGAAAAGAGCAATTTTTTGGATATTGATCTTGGTGCATTGACTGAAACTGAACAAGAAGATATAGCAAGTGAAAAAAGGAAAAAATATGACCGAGATTTAAAAACCTCAGAAAAACCAAATTTTCCTGAATTGTTGAAGTTGTTAATAGAAACTTCAGACAAACCAATTACACTCCATAATTATGCAGCTTTAATTACAGACGAGTTTAAGTCTAGGTTTAAGCCAGACCGTTCAATAGCGACTTCTTCTATGGGAAGCAAGTTGTTAGGCGAACGGTGGGATTTACGTGATCCTTCTTTTACTTGGAAAAACACAATTCCACCCCACAAAGAGGTAGAAGACGATCACCCGAATGGATTGCAATTTAATGTGGAAGCTCTAAAACAGATCAGGGCTGAAAACAAACATTACTTTGATTTAAGCGTAGATGAACTTCGTGAGTGTACACGAGCAGCAGTAATTGTTGGTCATATTTTTGATATGTTTACGTACTGGCAAAAGAATTTAGTACTAATAATGAAACTAGATGCATTAGACTATGATGGTTTTAGGAGTACTAATAAAGTTACTCGTATGCTTGACAATATTATAGAACCAGAACATGAAGAAAACAACTTAGGTAAAAAGCTTATTGAAACACAAGAAAAAATTCCTGCTGTTGCTTTGATGTTAAAAAATATCTTGAACATTTATAGTACAATGGAAAAAGCACTTTCGCCATTCTTTGTTCTTAAACACCAAGTTGCTCCTTCCAAGTTTAAGGAACAAATGATACAAGTATTACGAGGTAGTTTCCAATATCTATCGATTGATACTTACGCCAAACGAGAGCCTGAAGACGCGTTAATAACTCTCATAAAAGATTATTATGAACATGAAGAATGGATAAATTTACCTTTCGTAACTAAGCTAAGGTATTACAAACAACGTCCTGAATATCAAGGTAATGACTTCTTTAACTACCTTATATTCGGCAATAAAGCGAGTGCAAACGAAGAGAGGAACCAAACAGTTCCTACGGTGGAAGGAAACCCACGGGCTAGTCGGGATGACCGGGACGCAGCGTATTACGCGGCAACCCGGTTGTACCACGAAGCGGAAGCCAACAAAGACTTGAACTTGGCGTACTTTTTGGAAGAAGCTATTCTGTATGAATTTGAAAACCACGGTTTTAAGTACGGAGGTAAAAGCTATGTTCGTTCTCTTCTTGGTATTATGAACCAACTGGGAATCACTAAAGCTGAAAACTTTACGTCTGGTTTCGAAACTAAGCAGCTAAACATTACCTTTGAAAACGATTCTACATTGTTGCACAAATGGATGCAACTGTTCAACCCAGAAAACGACAACCACTTACCTATGTCAGCTAGCAACGACGCTGATATTTGCATCTAACCTATGGCTACGTGCGTTCTAGTACCACAAACTAACAACTCTCCGTCGCTTTTGTTCGACGAACTGGAAACTGTTTTCAAGGACAGGGTAACCGCATACAAAGTGTTTCGACAAGCCAAGGGGCCTGACTTTGCGGCTTGGTTTGGAAACTGGGAAGAGGACGTGAACCTGAGGGCGCAAGGGGTCGAAGATTCCTACTTAAAGGCACGCATTAGCTTGGTTCGCAATGAGTTGGGAGAGCCATTGCCTATGTATTGGGTACACAACTCTACCGTCCAAAACGAACTGTCAAAGAAAATCCAAACCGATTACCCACGTAGGTTTTTGTTTTCGGAAAAGCCCGCAAAACCGGGGGACCTGCCGTATTTCGTGAGGGTCACAAAAGACAACCCACAAAACACCGTCGGGATAGTGGGCGGTGTTAGGTACGCACTGGTAACCAATCCAAACGACATCAAGGAGGTTACGTTTGACGGAAACATCAACGTCAAAGTCCCGTCTGCCTTTACGACCAAAGACACTTACCCCATAAACTACAACTCGACCGAGCAACGCAAGGCTAAGTTCCTGACGGAAGCCTTCGCAAAGGCGGGGATAAAAGTAACGGTTACCGAAGACATGGGGATAACGGGCAGCGGGGAAGTGCGCTTTGTCTCCGCCAGCAAAGCGGAAATCAAGATACACCCTACCCGGTTGAAGCAAGACACCCTGTACCACGAATTCGGCCACATCCTGGTTGAGTTGCTTGGGTATGACAACCCCCTAGTGCGCAAGGCGATAGAAAGCCTGAAAGGGACCGAACTTTGGGATCGCGTAGTCATGGCTTACCCGGAGGCGGATGCGCGCACCCTTGAGATGGAAGTGCTGGTAACCGCGCTGGGGGCAAAAGCCCAAGTCGAGCACGAAGAGCTTTTGAACAGCACAAAGATCAAAATCTTCATCAACCGCATACTGGACGCCTTGGCGGAACTCTTTGGCGTAACGCGCGACCCCATCAAGGAATTGGCGCGCCAGTTGGTTTCGGGTACCATCACCCCGTTTGAAAGGCTGCCGATTGGGTCGGTGTACTACCAAAAGTCGGTGCAAGACCAAATCGACGACCTCAAGATGCAGCAGCGAATGATTGAGCGTTACTACGACACCAACCTCAAGCAATCTAGGTACCGGCTTAAGAGCAATCCCAACGTTACGTTTACCCGCATCACGGCTTTCAACCAAGACCGCTACCTGTACCCGTTTGATGCGGAAGCGGTTGCGCAACAAATCGAATTGGTTACGGGCGTGCCAAAGGAAGTAACGCTTGACCAATGGGCTGCGAAACGCGACACCGGGACCGTATTCCACTACATAGCGGAGTTGGTAGGGAACGGCGAATCAAAGCAGGGAGTACTCACCAAGGTTAAATCGTTCCAAACGTTTGCCCATTTGCCTGCGACTACCCCTGAGGAGGTGAAATACAAACAGGAAGTCTTGGCCAATGTGAAGCGTTACGGTGCCTTCATGACTGACCAACAAGTAGAAGACGCTTATGAATACCTATACGAATTCTTTGAAGAGCTTAAAAAAGATGGGTTTACGTTAATTGTCAATGAATTAACTGTATTCCCTGAGACGTTAGGCAAAGAAAATGTAGCCGGTACCATCGACTTGTTGGTTGTAAACCCTACTACAAGCGAAGCCAAAATACTCGACTTCAAAGTAAAGACGCACAAATTAAAAGACCCATTTTCTACCCCTCCAAAAAATGGACCTCGATATTTGCGAGGCGTACACTCCGATCTTGAAAATCACGACAAAAGCAAGTACAATCTTCAACTTGCTACTTACCAAGCCATCCTAGCTTCAAATGGGTTTAGGGTAGATTCATTGGAGTTAGTGGTGATTAAAGGTACATTCAATGAAAGTACTGCTCGTTTTGATTCCTTTGATTTTCCAAAAAATACAGTACGGTTAGACAATCAACGTTTTGAAAAAGTACTTAACGAACTAGGTTTGGTAAGTCGAGTACCCCAAAAATCACGATCGACATATCAAAGGGTACCTGATTATAGGGTGAATACATCCGCAATAAATGATTTGGTAAAATCTATCACAGATGCGTTAAAAGTGCGTTTGGAGCAATACAACGTAAGAGGCGACATCTATGCAACTAAAGACAAATTGATGAACTTAATATGGACAATGGAAAATACCCCATATTATGATGGTTTTGTAACTTACATTAAATCGCTTCTCGGAGTTGAGAACAAACGCCAAGTAGTTGTAAATGGGGTAAAAGCGTATGAATGGCAAGACTTAGGTGAAATTGAACGCTTGGAACAATACTTGTCGCGTGCCCCCCAACAATTTGTGTTGAATGGTACTTTACGTACACCTACGTATCTCCGTGGAAAAACCTACGAAGATCAAATGTCGTTTATTCAAAGTGCTTACAATACGATTGCGATTTGGGAAAAACTAGTATCTCCAGTGCTTACCGCAAACGATTTTGCCAACATAATTGGAGCGGATGGAACCCCTTTATTTACAGCAAAAGAAGCACAAGAAAATGCTGACAAGTTTAACCAATTGACCAGCCACGTTAAGCTTAAAATCAAAGACCTGAAAAACAAACTGGCTATAGTATATGAAGACCTTACCATGCAAAAACTGGCTGAGTATGCAGGAAATCCAGAGATAAAAGGCTTATTGTCAGACATACTTCCAGATGGTACCACAAAATCTGAATCACAAAAAAACGAAGATCTTAAAAAGCTTCACCAGATATTTTTTGGACCTCAGTTTGATTCAAACTGGCTTCAAAAAGTTACTATAGCGGCACATCACTCAAACATTCCATTATTGTCTTTGTTTATAAAGAGGTTTGATTTTGAACTTGGTCGCGCTAGGCATGAAGCTTATGAATTTAACCGAAATCTAACTGAAATTATAAAGCAAGTAAAGGCCGAAGGACACTCGATAATGCAGTTGTTTGAAACTGATTCAATGGGGAAACGAACCGGTAGGTTTATACAAAGAGACGACAATATAGAATGGGTAACTGAATACTTAGCTAGAAAGAAGGCTTACTTAAAAGGTCTTAAAGAACTAACAGAATTAGAAAAACCTAATAAAGACGATTTTTCTAGTGATATTGAATTTGACAAAGCTTTTGAAAACTATAAAGAAAAGAAAGCTGATATTGTATTAAATAGTATAACTCCATACAATAAATTCATGTGGGAAACAGTAGAATTGTCCGGTGCTGGACAACAGATTTATGATAGTTTCACTCAATTTGAAGACGAAAATGGAGTTCGACGCAGATCCCTTCCCCAGTATATCAAATACCCAACTTGGAAATCAGCTTACCGGCTGGAAGCTTACACAACTAATGGAATCCAAGACAATCCATTGTTTGGTTTTAAGATTAAACCAAAGGAAAAACTAATCAGCGAGTACAAAAAGTACTCGCACAAAGCGAACCCAAAATTTGCCCAGCAAATACCACCAGGGTCCGCTTTGGAGCAGTTATATGAACAGATAGAGAAATTGACCCATGTGTCATTGACCTACTACACGTTACGGGACGAGACGCTGGTCAATTTGGGGTACGTGCCTGCCATTTACCAAGACCAAACAGACATCGACAAGGCGATAGCCACAATTAGGGGGGTGCCAACACAAGTAAAGAAACTGTTGTCGAAAGACATAATGGAAAAGCTCAGGGACTTGGTGAACCCCAAGGAAGAGATCATACCTGTGTCGGTGGACGAACTAGGGAACGTGATCAACATGGTCCCTTTCTACTATTTGGGCAATTCAGGCATTGAAATCGACACCACAAAAATCCCCAACACAGACGACGATTTCGTTACCGCGTTGTACAAATACGCCGAGGCTGCGCACGAACACAGAGCGAAAGTTACGCTGGAACCCGAGGCGTTGTTGACGATACACCACTTCAAGCAGATGCAGCTCCGGAAAGGGCCCATCAACCGGAGAGGAGTTGTGTTTGTCAACAAAAAGACCAACCAGCCTTTGTACACTACCGGGGATGCGTCCAACGCGATGAGCCAGTTCAGCAACTGGTTTGCAATCAACTTTTACCGGGAGATGTCAGCTAAAAACCAAGACAAGGTGGCGGTGAAAGTGTCGGCTGCCTTGCAGAACTACATGAGCTACGTTACGCTGGCTTTCAACTTTACGTCCGCCACCACGGATACGTTGGGCGGGCATTTGACCCGGTTGGTGGAAGCCACTGGAAACCGCTACCTGAAGAAAGCCTATCTAGCAGGAGGCCTGAGGGCAACCGCCGAAGTCGTGTTTGCCGGAGAGTACAACAATGACGGCATGTGGAAACCCAAATCAAAAACCAAGCTAGGGGCCTTGTTGAAACAGTACAAAATAGTGGAAGACACCTTGGAAAAATCGCCCAACCAAGGCGGCATGCTGAAAAACCAAAAGTACGGCCGCTTCATCGGGGCGTTGAACAAGAACCTGCTGTTTGTGGCGGAGAACGTAGGGGAGTTCCTGACGCAAGGCTCTCTGTTGTACGCTATGTTGAGGTCCACCCCGGTAAAAAACAGCAAAGGGGAAGAGATAACCCTATGGGACGCATACTCACTGCAAGATGGGTACTTAGTGCTAGAAAAAGGGGTTACGGATTTGAAAGGCAACCCGATCCGGACGGACCCAAATGCCATTTCGAATTTTGAATTGGCCATCGAACGACGTACCATTGCGTTGAACCAAAAGATGCAAGGCAACTACCGGGATGAAACACGTGTGCTTGCGCAACGGTATTGGTTTGGCAGCCTGTTGATGCAATTCCGCAAATACCTTGTGCCCTTGTGGGTTGAACGTTACGGTTCCAGGGGACATTTGCTGTACGGGAGCGACATCTTTTACGATGAGTTTTCAGAAGAGTACGACCGTGGCCGTGCGTTTGCGTTCAGGGAAATGATGATGGAGTTGCTGCAAAAGATCAAAGGCAAAAACGACCGCTACGTACAAGACATACTG